AATGTGCTGTACCCGGAACACAACCATGTTGTGGATTATGTGGATGTTCTTTAACATTTAAACTCAGAGCCTTATCAACTGAATGCCCAGATGGTAGATGGTTTGCACTACTATCAGAAGAAGATGAGGATAAACTAGACGCACTATGAGTATTATATTTAATGCTGCAGATCATAGCTACAAGAGCATTGAGGCAGAAGGTATAGACTGGATAAGTGTAACATCACTCTTGTCTAACTTTAAGAAACCGTTTGATGCTGAGAAAGTAGCTGCCAGTGTAACCAAGAAGACTAGGTCTAAATGGTATGGTATTCCACCAGAAAAGATTCTTGAACTATGGAAAGCAGAAGCTGACCGTGCTACCACACTGGGAACATTCTATCACAACCAGAGAGAAACAGATATATGTTCTTTATCTTCTATAGAGTTAGAAGGTATACCTATTCCAATCTATAAACCTATTGAGGAAAACTCTCAGAAAAAAGCGCCTGAACAAAAGCTTACAGATGGGATCTACCCAGAGCACATGGTTTACATTAAGTCTGCGGGCATATGTGGTCAATCTGACTTAGTTGAAGTAGTCAATAGTAAAGTAAACATTATTGACTATAAGACTAATAAGGAGATTAAGACAGAATCATTTAAGAACTGGGAAGGGACATCAGATAAAATGTCCCATCCAGTAAGTCATTTAGATGATTGTAACTTTAACCACTATGCTCTACAGCTGAGTATTTATATGTATATTATACTGAAGCATAACCGTAAACTTAAGCCAGGAAAGATATACATTCACCATGTGCTTTTTGAAATAGAGGGAACAGATGAATACGGCTATCCTATTACCAGGTATTCATCAAATGGAGATCCCGTAATTAAAGAAGTTATACAAATGGAAGTACCATATCTAGCAGATGAAGTTATCTCCATCATTAACTGGCTATATGATAACAGAGACCAAATTAAAAAGAAATGATAGTAAGATTATTTGACGTGCAAAATGGGGTAGTTGTACCTACTGAGCATTGTTTTACAATGAAAGCACTTAAAGATATCATGGATAATTATCCTAATGACTATCTAAAGATCTACCTGTACCTGTTCTATATGACATGTCCTAATCCTGATTTAAATATATTCTTTCATACTCCGGCAATGGATAAAGAAGACTTGATCTTAGATCAGATAGAGGCAGAGTTTTCCCCGGAAGATAAAGACATCTATACAGCCCTGCAGTTCTGTGCAAGATTATATGAGACACCAACCTCCCGCGCGTATGATGGTATGCAGAAAGCTCTAGATAGAATAGCAAGGTACTTAGCTACTACTCAGATTACTGATGGTAAAGATGGTAACATAGCACAGATTAGAGCTGTAGCAAAAGACTTTGATGCCATTAGACAATCATTTAAGGGTGTATATAAAGACCTACAAGATGAGCAACAGAGTAAAGTAAGAGGTGGTCAGGGATTAGCTTATGACTCATAATGGAATTCTGGAACGATATACCTACCTGGGATAATGGAACCTGGACTACTACCAACTTTGAAAGCAGAGATGAGTTCAGAGTTTTTATATTCAGCATATTCAGAGAGCCCGGTCAGTACAACTTTAATGAGGATAGTAGTAAGATCTTTAATGAGCAGTGTAGAGTGTTTAATGAAAACAAGATATACTGTACTGCCCCATATAAGTCTAAGGACTTTATTAATTACTGGGATGACCAGAAAGAGAAATGCCGTAAAGGTGTTATTGTAAAGTCTGGTAAAGAGATATGGTTCTTAGCCCGGGAGTATTACATGTGGCTTAACTTCTTACCAATCTTTAATAAGGAGATTCAAGCCTTTGGGTTTGCTGATATACGGGATGCTCAGTATCACATGGCTCTCTATGAACTGTTAGCTGAGTTACACTATAAGCATTCAGCTATTCTTAAGAAACGTCAGATTGCTTCTTCTTATTATCATGCCGGTAAGTTACTTAATCAACAGTGGTTTGAAGCAGGGGTTACACTTAAGATGGGTGCATCTCTTAAAGATTACATCAATGAGAAAGGTACTTGGAAGTTCTTATCTGAGTATGCAGCTTTCTTGAATGAACATACTGCATGGTATAGACCTATGTCACCAGACAAGGTAATGATGTGGCAGCAGAAGATTGAAGTAAGAAAAGGAGATAGAAAGACTGAAGTAGGTCTCAAAGGTACTATTCAAGGTATGTCATTTGAAAAAGATCCTACAAATGGTGTAGGGGGTCCAGTAAAATACTTCTTTCATGAAGAGGCTGGGATTGCACCTAAGATGAATACTACCTTTGGATACATCAAGCCAGCGCTTAAGTCAGGTATGATAACTACAGGTATGTTCATTGCTGCGGGATCTGTGGGAGACTTAGACCAGTGTGAGCCGTTGAAGGAAATGATCCTTAATCCGGAGGGTACTGATATCTATGCTGTAGATACTGATCTCATAGATAGTAAAGGTACTATAGGTGTATCAGGTTTGTTTATTCCAGAGCAGTGGTCGATGCCACCGTATATAGACGCTTACGGTAACTCATTAGTAGAAGAAGCGCTGCAGGCACTAGATGATTACTTTGAGGAGTGTAAGAAAAAGATGTCACCGGAAGCATATCAGCTTGAAGTATCACAGCATCCAAGAAACATTGAAGAAGCCTTTAAACATAGAAAGGTATCTATATTCCCACAACACTTAGTAGGAGCTCAGCTTAGAAGAATAGAAGACAAAGAATACTCTTATGAGTTCTTAGAAATCTACAGAGATGAGCAAGGTATACCCAAGGTTAGAGAGACTAATAAACTTCCTATATCTGAATTTCCTATATCTAAGAAGACAGAAGATAAAACAGGAACTCTGATTGTATATGAAAGACCTGTAAAAGATCCAACCTTTGGTATGTATTATGCATCTATTGACCCCGTATCTGAAGGTAAAACAAATACATCTGACTCATTGTGTTCTATCTATGTGATGAAAGCTCCTGTAGAAGTAACTAAGATTAGTGGCGTAGATGTAGAAAACTTTATAGAGCAGGATAAGATAGTAGCTGCATGGTGTGGTAGATTTGATGATATCAAGAAAACACATGAGAGACTGGAGTTAATCATTGAATGGTACAATGCCTGGACGGTGATAGAGAACAACATCTCATTGTTTATCCAGTACATGATATCAAGAAAGAAACAAAGATATCTAGTACCTAGAACACAGATCATGTTTCTCAAAGATTTAGGTGCTAATGCTAACGTGTTCCAGGAGTATGGATGGAAGAATACAGGGATACTATTCAAGACTCACCTTCTAAGTTATGTCATAGAATATACCAGAGAAGAATTAGATACCGTTACCAAAGAAGATGGTACTATAGTAAAGACTACTTATGGCATAGAACGTATTCCTGATCCTATGTTGCTTAAAGAAATGCAAGCTTATACAGAAGGGCTCAACGTGGATAGGCTAGTAGCCTTCTCTGCACTAGTTGCTTTTATGAGAATTCAACAATCAAATAGAGGATATCAGAAGCGTGTCATCATGGATGATGCAGCCAAAAACTTGCAAAAGTCAGATAATTTGTTTAAATTACCTCATAGCCCTTTCCGGCACATGGGGAATGGTATGCGAAGTGGCGGCAAAGTAATTAAAAGATCACCATTTAAAAACTTTAAATAAAAGGTATGGAAATATATAATGCAATGCAGCTCAAAAAAGGAGCTAAAGCGCAACATAATAGAATGGGTAGTATTACCCAACCTTTACAATTTATCCCCAAGAAAGATAAAGACCAGGAGTGGGCAGCCTGGAACTTAGACTGGTTAGAGTGGAACGGGTTAAAACAAATCCGCAGAAATGCTCGCAGGTTCATGAAGAACTATAAGCTTGCTAAGGGTATTATAGACAAGACTGACTATATCATAGAAGAAGACAATGAGATGAGAGATATTGTAGAGACTCTTACAAAAGAAGATTACTCTGCTCTTGAACTTAAGTTCTACCCAATTATACCTAATGTTATTAATGTTCTTGTAGCTGAGTTTGCTAAGAGGTCAACTAAACTTACTTACCGGGCAGTAGATGAGTTCTCTTACAATGAGATGATGGAACAGAAACGTGCCGCTGTAGAAGAGGTACTAATGTCAGATGCTCAAATGAAAATTCAAGGAGCTCTTCTTAAACAAGGATTAGATCCGCAGTCTGAAGAAGCACAACAACAAATGTCACCAGACAACATTAAATCACTTCCTGAGATTGAAATGTTTTTCAAGAAAGATTACAGATCCATGATAGAACAATGGGCATCTCACCAACACAAGGTAGATGTTGAACGTTTTAGAATTGATGAATTAGAAGAAAGAGGTTTTAGAGATATGCTTATTACAGACCGTGAGTTCTGGCATATGCGTATGATGGAAGATGACTATGAAGTAGAACTCTGGAATCCGGTTCTTTGTTTTTATCACAAGTCACCAGATGCTAGATATATTTCTCAAGCTAACTGGGTAGGCAAAACAGATATGTTTACTGTAGCTGATGTAATTGACAAGTATGGGTATATGATGACAGAAGATCAGATGGAGGCCTTAGAAGCTATCTATCCTATCAGATCAGCTGGATATAACATTACTGGACAACAGAATGATGGTTCATTCTATGATGCTACTAAGACGCATGAGTGGAATACCAATATGCCGTCACTTGCCTATAGACAATATACATCTATGGTTGCCGGTAATATCACTGATGCAGGTGATGTAATTACACAGATCCTATCAGAAGGTGAAGACTTTAATGTAGCCGGTACAGCATACTTACTACGTGTAACTACAGGATACTGGAAGTCACAACGTAGAGTAGGACATCTTACCAAAGTAATGGACAATGGTGAAGTAGTCACTGAGATTATTACTGAAGACTATAAAGTAACAGACAATCCTATTTATGATACTAGACTCTTTAAAAATAAGACTAAGGATAATCTAGTATTTGGTGAACACATTGACTGGATCTGGATCAATGAAGTATGGGGAGGCATTAAGATTGGGCCAAATATTCCTTCATTCTGGGGTATGAATAACCCTGGTGGATTCTCACCTATCTATCTTGGAGCTGACAGAAACCATATTGGGCCGGTAAAATTCCAGTTCAAAGGAGACAACTCATTATATGGATGTAAGCTTCCTGTAGAGGGTGCTGTATTCTCAGATAGAAATACTAAGTCTACTGCACTCATTGATTTGATGAAGCCATACCAGATTGGATACAACATTGTAAACAATCAGATAGCGGATATCTTAGTGGATGAACTAGGTACTGTAATCCTCTTAGATCAGAATGCTCTACCAAGACACTCTGCTGGAGAAGACTGGGGTAAGAACAATCTAGCTAAAGCATATGTGGCAATGAAGAATTTCCAGATGTTACCGCTAGATACATCTATCACAAACACAGAGAATGCAATTAACTTCCAGCATTTCCAAAAGCTAGACCTGGAACAAACAAATAGATTAATGTCAAGGATTCAGCTTGCCAACTATTTCAAGCAGCAAGCATATGAAGTAATTGGTGTGAATCCTCAGCGTATGGGACAACAACTTGCACAGACTACCGCAACAGGTGTAGAGCAGGCTGTAGCTGCCTCATATGCGCAGACAGAAACTTACTTTATCCAGCACTGTGACTATCTGATGCCTAGAGTACACCAGATGCGTACAGACTTAGCTCAGTACTATCATTCTACTAAACCTTCTCTTAGACTTCAGTATATGACCACTGCAGATGAGAGAGTAAACTTTGAGATCAACGGTACTGATTTACTTATGCGGGATCTAAACATCTTTGCTAGCACAACAGCAAATCACCGGGCCATTCTAGAACAACTTAAGTCTATGTCCCTAAACAATAATACTACAGGAGCTAGTATATATGACTTAGGTAGAGTAATTCAATCTGACTCTATTGCAGAACTTAATTCAGTTCTTAAAACATCTGAAGAGAAAACTAATCAAGTCAAACAACAAGAACAACAGGCTCAACAGCAAATGCAAGAACAACAACTCAAAGCAAATGCTGAACAAGAGAAACTTAAAATTGATCATGAAGCTGCTGAGGCTGAGAAAAACAGACAGCGTGATATTCTTGTTGCTGAAATTAGAGCAGCTGGTATGGGTGCTATGACAGACACTAATCAAAACCAGATGTCTGACTATGAAGATTCAATGAAAGAGATCCGCGCAACTGAACAGTATCAGCATCAAACTTCTTTGGAAAGAGAAAGAGATACTAATAGAAATATGCTAGCCTCTGAGAAGAATCAAATAGAAAGAGAGAAGCTTCAAGTACAAAGAGAACTTGCTGATAAACAACTGCAAATTGCAAGAGAAAATAAGAATAAATATGACAAAGGAAAATAAGAGTTATGCATTAGCTATATAATGCAAAAATTCATATTTCTGTTTTAAATTTCATAAGTTTATTTTTACAATTTTGCTTATATTAAATTAATAACCAACAAAACCAACACAGATGTCAATAGAAAAAAATGATGTGCAATTGCTTAATAGTACAACGGTATCACAAGCAGATGTAAACATTGATGAAATCTTTGGAATGCCGGGGGCTGAGAATATCATGCTACCGGGAGAAGAAGATGAAAAACCCAAGTCTATCTTCTCAAAAGAGAATGTAGACACCACGTTCCTTGACAATAGGTCTTCTCCTAGCAGTAGTAATAAAGCTACAGTAGAGGAGAAACAAGAAGTAGAAGAAACTATTGCTGAACTTGATGTACTCATTTCACAAGAAGAGGATGCTGGAAATAAAGGAAGACCAAAGATTGATAAATCAGGTCTTGCTGAACTAGCATCTAAAATGATTGAAGAAGGAACTCTAGTAGGTTTTGATGATGATAAGCCCTTAGAGGAATACACAACAAAAGATTTTAGAGAACTTTTTGAAGCTAACTTCCAAGAGCGTGAGAATCAAATTAGAGAAAACACTCCAAGAGAATTCTTTGCTGCACTTCCAGAAGAACTTCAGTATGCTGCAAAGTATGTAGCGGATGGTGGCCAAGATCTTAAAGGTCTGTTCAGAACTTTAGCTCATGTTGAGGAAATGCGTCAACTAGATCCAACTGATCAATATGATCAAGAAGAGATTGCAAGACAATATCTACATGCTACAAGATTTGGTACACCTGAAGAGATTGAATCTGAGATAGAAGATTGGAGAGATCTTGATAGACTTGAGCAGAAAGCTAATCAACTTAAGCCAAAGCTAGATAAAATGCAAGATGAAATCATTGCAAGACAACTAGCTGAGCAAGAAGTAAAGAAAGAGCAACAAGAAAAAGCAGCAAAAGCTTACACAGATAATGTGTATAACACACTTTCTACAGGTGAGATTGGTGGAGTAAAGCTTGATAAGAAATTGCAAAGCATGCTTTACTCAGGATTGGTTCAACCAAACTACCCATCTATCTCTGGAAAACCTACAAACCTGCTTGGACACTTGCTTGAGAAGTATCAGTTTGTAGAACCAAGACATGATCTTATTGCAGAAGCACTTTGGTTATTGGCTTCTCCTGAAACTTACAAAGCTAAGATTCAAGAGCAAGGTGGTAAAGCAGCTACTGAGAAAACAGTAAGAGCACTTAAAACAGAACAACAAAGAAAGATCAGCTCTTCTGTACAACATGAAGAAGAAGATAAACCAAGAACAGGTACAAAAAGTTCAAAGACACTTTCAAGAAGTAACAATATATTTAGACGCTTTTAACTAGTAACAATTAACAAACAAATACAAAATGGCAACTCCAGTTTTAAACAATGGTATATTCCTGCGTGACACGGCATACAATGCATCGTCCCACGTAGATTCATACCACCTCACAAACATGTTGAAAGACGCAGAACCTATGGATCTGGGTCCAGTAGACCTTTGGGCAATGGCTCAAAAAGTAGAAATGCCCCTTTATCAAATGTCATCATTTGGAGGGAAGAATGTAATCATGGTAGACAATGCTCGTGGAGAGTACAAATGGCAGACTCCGGTCTCTATTGACCTACCTTACGTTGTTGAAGATATTGAGCCACTCAATGACTTCAAAGGCGTAGATGGTAACACATTCAAAATTAAACTTAACAGACGTGAGTTTGGTCATGGTGATATCCTTACCTATGACAAGTACAACGGTGTTGAGATGTACGTAACACAGGATGACATCCTTCCTATTGGAGACGGATTCATCTATACCGTACAGTTGGTAAACAATGACAACTACAAGTATCTTGACAACAAGTATCTTGCTAGCGGTACTAAGATCTTCCGTAAAGGTTCTGCAAGAGGTGAGTATGGTGAAAGATTCTCTGACATCATTACTAACGCTGGATTCCGTGAATTCTACAACTACGTAGGAGGAGCTGAAGCTCACGTTCACTACTCTATTTCTTCACGTGCAGACTTGATGATCAAAGGTGGTATGAATGCAGATGGTACAGTTCCTGTAACTGAGATCTGGAGAACATTCAACAAGAACATTGATCCAGCAATCACGTCTTTGGAAGACATGGTTAAAGTTATGGGTAAAGATTCTGTAAAGAAAGCTTTTGATAACGGAGACCTTTCAAGAACATTCTTGACAAACATGGAAGCAGCTCACCTTTCTAAAGTTGCATCTGACATTGAGACTTACTTGATGTGGGGACAAGGAGGTAGAGTACGCCAAGATGGTCCGGATGATGTTAGATTGTCTGTGGGTCTTTGGAAACAGTTGGATAACTCTTTCAAGAGAATCTACAACAAGAATAACTTTAACCTTGATTTGTTCCGTGGAGAAATCTACAACTTCTTCAATGGTAAGGTTGAGTTCCAAGGTCCAGATCCTAAGCGTTCCCTAGTAGTTCAAACTGGTATGGGTGGTATGCGTATGGTGAATGATGCTATCCGTAGAGAAGCAATTGCATCTGGTCTTTTGATTCAGGCTGCTGATATCGGTGCAATCACTGGTAAAGGAATGGACTTGAACTTTGGATTTGCTTACACTTCTTATGTTATTCCATTCTTGGCTAACGTTAAGTTTGTGTTGAACCCAGCATTTGACAACGTTCATACAAATGATATTGAGAACCCAATCATTGATGGTTTCCCATTGTCATCTTATTCATTCATTATCTTTGATATCACTGATAATACAAATGATAACATCTACCTATTGAAGTTGTCTTGGGATAACCAATTGAAGTGGTGGTATCAAAATGGTACAATGGACTACATGGGCCGTACACAAGGGTTCCAGTCTTCTGGCCAATTCAATGGTTACCGCGTAATGATGTCTCAAACAATGCCAGCTATCTGGGTTAAGGATCCAACTAAAGTCCTTAAGATTGTTATGAGAAATCCAATTACTGGTGGATCATTCTAATATATAATCAGAAACACAGAGGAGGGTGTAAAAGCCCTCCTCTCCCTGTTTTAACAAACCAACAATTTAAACCAACAAACCAACAACAAAATGGAAAATTCAACATTCACAATGGTAGAAACAAGAGATACCAAAACTTCAAATATCTCTGTTAAACCTTATTTTGACAATTCAGTATCTAACATGGGTCTAGAACAATATGGTCTATCCCTATTTGACGGTGTAACACACACTGAGCAATTAGCATGTTTAGAAAAAAATGGAGTAATTCAGTATATCACAGGACTAAATGAATTTGCACCAGAGATTAAATTGATTAAAGATCCACAAGAAAGAGAAGCAAAGATTAAAGAGATTAGAGTAATGGTAGCTGACTTAGAAAGAGACTTGGCAGCTAACGTACTTGAGATTGATGACCCACAGTTCTGGACTAAAGTAAAATTACTAAGACCGGACAATGCAGAGTTCTGGAATAAGATTTACTTATCATGCGGTAATGATCCCGTATTCTTGGATAATAAGGACCCATTTGATAGAATTAAACTTCAGGCTATTGAAGCTGGAGGTTTCTCTCTTGTATCAAGAAGCTATGATGAAGCAAGATCAAGAGCTATTCCACCAAAGTTTTATTTAGATAAAGCTCAAGAAACTGCAGGAGCTAGAACTGAATACAAGAAGCTGCGTAACAAAGCACTTGCTGAACTTCAGAAATTATTTGATAAGAACAGCACTAAGCTATTCTACATTGCTAAGGCCGTAGATACAGCTAGTGTACAATATAAAAAGTATACTCCAAATGATGTTATCTATGACAATATGGATAGACATATCAACGGTGAAGGCTCAGAAGGTAATAAGGAAAGATCTGCTAAAGGCTTCCTAGATGCTGCCGCTTTAGATATGGAAACATTAAAAATTAAAGCAATTGTCAAAGATTCAATATTTTTTAAGTATATTATTAATAAGCCGGATGGTTATATCTATCATACTCAGTCAGGAGCAATGTTAGGTAGAAATACATCTGATGTTATTGAGTACTTGAGAAACCCTTTAAATGAAGATGTTCTTAAGGATCTCAATATGAAGATTGAAAAACTTTGGAATTCTTAATTTATAAATAATTTAATAAATAGTACCATGCCTAATAATCCAAGAAAAGAAGCCCGTGTTGCAAAACGTGAGGCCCGTCAAGATGAAAAAAGAACTGTCAATCAGAAAAAAAAATATGACAGTTTTGTTAAACAAGGAGATAAGGAAAAAATGAAACTTGAGAAAAAGTATTCACCTACTCAAATTAGACAAATCATAGATGAGACTCCTGCGGGAATGAGAACTCCTTGGATGAATAGTTATAAGGCACCTGCTACAATGAAAAAAGGAGGAGTTGCTAAATATCAAACGGGTGGTACTGCTAAAGCTGGTTTAGGTTCACCAAAAGCTAAAATTGCAGCTGCATCAAAAGCAATGAAGGGTATGAAGCCCGCTGCATCTAAAGTTGGTAAAACAGGTGCCGGTGCTGCTAAGTATAAAATGGGTGGTGCTAAGAAGTATCAAACCGGAGGAGGAACAGATCCGTATGCTTATAAAAAGAAAATGACTGATACTGCAAAGTATTGGGGTTCACAACCAAATGGTGAGTTTGATGACTTAGCCTATACTAGAGATAACCTCTCTGATATGGAAAACACAAATGCGATGGACAGATCTTTTTATGACAGTTTAGGTCCTGTTGCACCAGGAAGAGCTAGAGCAGAATATGCACCTAGTTTTTCTCCAAGTAGAATAGCGTATACTAAAAGTAAATTAGCAGATTTAGAAACACCAAAACAAAAAAGAGGAGGTGCTGCTAAAGCTACTTACAAAACAGGTGGTATGGTAAATCCTAATGCTAAAGTTTCTGCACTTAAGAAAGCTGGATCTAAAGGAGTTAAGTCTGGAGTTAATCCTAAAGCAACTGCTGCTAAGCGTGCAACGGGTAGAGTAGGTGGTACATCTACGGCTCCTAAGAAGGCAATGCCAAAAGCTCAAATGGGCGGTAGTAAAACACCATACATGAAGCCAACACCAATTGATTCTACCCTTACTAAAAAGGATGTGAAAAAAGTATTTAAGACTATTAAGAAAAGAAAAAACTAAATAAGATGGAAAACTATACAACAGGGAAACTTAAGAACCCAAATGCAAGTGTACAAGTACAAACAGTTCCGGGAAGCAAAGGGACCTTTGTTGGTCTTAATCCAGCAGCTACTGTTCAGACAGTTGCTAAAGGTAGAGTAGGAGGAACTAGTGTTGCTCCAAAAAATGCTGAGCCATCTAAAGAATTGAGATAATGGCTAAGCAAATGCTTAAAAGAAAAGACGGTAGTTATTCCCAGAGAGGTCTCTGGGATAACATCCGTGCTGCTAAAGGTTCTGGAAAGAAACCTACTCAAGCAATGATTAAGCAAGAGAAAAAGATTAGAGCTACTACTAAAAAGAAATAGTCATGGCAACAGCTAAGAAGAAAGATAAGAACTGGATTCAGAAAGCAGTTAATCCTGCTCACAAAGGCTATTGTACTCCAATGACAAAACCGACTTGTACACCAAAGCGTAAAGCTTTGGCTAAGACATTTAAAGCAATGGCTAAAAAAAGATAAGATGAAAACACAAAAATTAAAAAAGGCGGGTCTTGGCACTATTGTTAAATCACTTCGTGGTGCTGTAAAAGGAGCTAAGCAAGGATACAAAACAGCAAAGACACTAAGTAAGGCTAATCCTCAAGGATATAGTAATAGAGTATTTGATAATGAGTTTGCTAAAAACGTTTCTGAAAGTGTTAAGAAATCCAGTACGGTACAGAAGAAGGATGCTGTTAAAAATATCAAAAAAGGATATGGTGACAAGGGTCGGTATGAGAGACTGGACGATATGAAGAGAAGTGAGTTCTATAGAGATAGACGTAATGCTGGTAAATCAATGCCTGGTAGTAGTAGTGATGCTGCTAAAACTAAACTTAAAGCAATGGGTCTTGGTCTAGGTGTTCTTGGTACAGGTATGTTAGCTGAAGCTGCCTTTGGTTCAAAAAAGAAAAAGCCTACCACTAAAAAAACCACTGCTAAAAAACCTACAGCTGTTAAAAAACCTACAGCTATTAAAAAGAAATAATTATGAAAGCGCAAAAGAAAACAAATCCTCTTACACATTTTAATAATGTTAAAGAAGCTCAATTAAAGAAAGCTAGCAAAGGAGCTATTATAGGTAATATGAATTCACTACCTGAAGCGCAACGCGGAGGATGTAATTTTAGCCGTGCCCAGAAAAAGAATAAAAGAGCTAGAGCTTGGAGTAACTTTAAAGAAAAAGGAGCTGGTGTAGTAGGTGGTATTCTTGGAGCAGGAGCTGCGGGAGCAGGTGGTTACTTTGCTGTTAAAAAACTTAAGAAACAATAACAATGCCTGTAGGTAAACTCAAAAGAAACAGAGAAGTTACCAAGTCAAGTGGCGGTAAACACATTGAGATTAGTAAATATAATCCAATGACTGGGACTGGCGTTTTTAAAGAGAAGGATGTTGAGTACAAAACTAAGGGTAGTCCTAGAGTTAAGTATGTAGAGAAGCAAGTAGTAAAGAGAGATAATGATCTCAACTGGAAATCATCTAAGGAATCAAGAAAGTTGGTGATAGGTGGTAAGAAAGTAAAGTCTACTTCTGACTTTCAAAAATACAAAACCGGAGGAAGCACCGCAGCTTGGACACGCAAAGAAGGTAAGAATCCTACAGGAGGTCTTAACGCTAAAGGTGTAGCAAGCTATAGAGCAGCTAATCCTGGTAGTAAACTTAAGACAGCTGTAACTACTAAACCTTCAAAGATTAAACCTGGAAGCGCAGCAGCAGGTAGACGCAAGTCTTTCTGTAGTAGAATGTCAGGAATGAAGAAAAAACTAACAAGTGCAAAGACAGCAAATGATCCTAACTCAAGAATCAATAAGTCTTTGAGAAAGTGGAATTGTTAAAATATATATAATGGGAGATTTTACAGCAGAAAGAAAAAGTAATGAGCAAATCATTTCTGAAAGAAAAACTGCACGCGGAAAAAAGATTTATAATAAGGTTTTTGAGGGAGGTAAAAAACCTGCTGCTAAAAAGACTACTAATAAACCTGCTGCTAAGAAACCGACTTATAGTCATAAGTATTGGGATGTCAAAAGATCAGAAGGTGAAACAGACTTGCATAATAGAACATACTTTGCTAATAAAAAAGGAGTTGTAAGAAGTACAAGCCACGGTTTAGTACATACTAGAAATGTTGGTGGAGATAGAGTTGTTTCCTTACCAAGTAAGTATACTTCTATTGATACTACTGGTTACTCAAAAGGTAAAAAAGAATTTACCATAAAGCAGAAAAAAACAGATCCTTCAGATGGAGTAGGAGATAGAGGAAGAGGCATGAGAAGCTATACATCTTGGACTATACCTAGAAGCAAAGTTAAATCAACTTTGGCAACTATGAAAAAAGGTACAGGTATGAAACAAAAAGAAGCTGCTCAAAAAAAGAAAAAAACAACTAGTAAAAAGAAATAATCATGGCAAAGATGGCATGCGCTCAATGTGGTGGCGCAAAAAGAATGAAAGCTGGTGGTACCTCTACTGAAGATCCTGTTTCTAAAAAAACAATTAGACAGGGTATGAGAGCTGAAAGAAAAATGGACCGCCAGGATAAAAGGTGGGACAGAAAATATGAAAAACAAAAAGCTGAAGAACTTATGAAATCTAAAAGATTCAAAGAAGGTGGTATGACCGGAATTATTGGTATGCCTAAATATGGTAATAATCCAAGAACACAAGAAGGACGCATGCTTAAGAAAGGCGGATCACTTCCTGCTAATACAACTGGTGTAAAAAAGACATATGCTAAAGGTGGAGTAACTGGATCATTTGCTCCTAACCGTGCGGTAATGGCATCATGTAAAAATGGTAGTGTAAGAGATGCTAGTGGTAGATGTGTTATGGAACGTAAGATGGCACTTGGTGGTGTTGCTAAAAAACAAAATGGTGGTCCTAAAATGGTTAGTTGGATGAAAGATGGATTAAGTAAATCAACTGGTAAAAGAAGAATCATTGATAGTAAAGTACCAATGACAGGTCCTGATGCACCAATGGGAAAGACACCAATGGCGCGAAAAGGTGGTGCAACTAAAGCTACAAAGTTTGCTGCACTAGCTCCACCATATGACAAAGCTACAGCTGCTGATAGAATTGCAGGAGCTAAGAAGAACAAGAAAAAATAATTGAGTCATGAAAAGTTCATTACCTAAAGCCAACAAAGGAAAGATAGTAAAGACAGTTGCATCAACTGTTAAAGCTGCTACCGCTGCTAAGCCTGTAGTAAGAGGTGTTAAAGCTGCAACCACAACTGCTAAAGTAGCAACTGCTGTTAAGAAAACTAGTCCTGCAAAAATGGCTACAACAGCTATTGCGAAAACTAAAAAAGCAACAACTGTAAAAAAAGCTCCTGCAGCCAAAGTAGCAAAACCTACGGAAATTCCAAAAGCTACAACCGCTCCTAAGACAACTACGGCTGCTAAACCTAAAACTACCGCACCTAAAGTCACAGCACCTAAATCTACAACAGCAAAGCCAAAAACTTCTAAACGTGTAAATATTCCTAATTTTACAGATGATGAGTTCCGTTTAGCATTTGAAAGAATGGAACGCACACGTTTAAAAGAAAAGTTAAAAGCTGAGGATGCTAAAGCTGCAGCTGGAAAACCTGCAACACCTAAGAAAAAAACTACTACGGCTAAACCTGCATCTACAACAACTACTAAGAAAAAGACTACGGCTAAAAAGAAACCTGCAGAAAAGAAGTCAAAAGAAAAACCAATGACTAGAGAAGAGATCAAAGACAACGCTGCAAAGTGGAAAAAAAGACTTGGTCTTAGTGTAGGGATTGCCGGTGGTCTTGGACTTTGGGCAGCATCTAAAAGTAAAGCAAAGAAAAAAGAAGGATGGAATCCACCTTATAAATAATTGAGATGCTAAATAGTGTATTAACCATAAAGATTAAACAACGTCTGAATAAGTTAGATTCTCAGGACTATGACAACATTGAATGTTGGCAGATAGTTGAGGCATTTAATAAAGCTCAGGTAGAGTGGTCCAGAAGACAGCTTCATGGTTTAAATATAGTTAAGGAAGGTGATGAAGAGTCAACAAGAAGAATTGATGACCTTCAAGCCTTGCTTATTACATCTGAATTAGGATCTACTGATGAACAGATTGCTTTCTCTATTGGTGTTCCAGAAGATTATTTCCAATGGAAAAGAGTAGATGCTTATGCTTCAAACCCATGCTGTGCTGATAGACGTATGGTAGTTTACTTAGCAGAAGAAGCTAACTTAAGTCAGTTACTTAGAGATGATGCTAAGAAGCCTAGCTTTGAATGGGCAGAGACTTTTGCTACTATTAAAAATAATAGAATCTATGTTTATACTAATGGTGAATTCAATGTATCATCAATGGCACTGACTTATTACAGACAACCAAGAAAGATTCAAGTTGAGGGTTGTGTGGATCCGTACACGGGATTACAATCTGTTACAAATGTACAGTGTGAATTTAAAGATGATATAATTGAAGTATTAATTGATGAGGCAGCTAGTATACTTGCTGGAGATATAGAATCAGGAAACCAATTCTCCAGAGGTTCTGAGACTGCAGAACGTAACAACTAAAAAATGGACAAACCTAGAATGTTAAAAAGAGACTCTGCTCCCACAGCAAGTTATTCAGCACCGGCAGGAGGATCAATTGATTCTATGACAGCAGCATGTGTATCAGAGTTAATGAATGCTGCAACAAGCTTTCACAAACTACACCTTAAAGTAACTGGTACAGGATCATTTGCTGCACACACAGCATTGAATGATTTATATGATGCATTACCTGGACATGCTGATGCTTTGGCTGAAGGATATCAAGGAGCTTCTGAGAAGTTACTTAGTTACACAGATGCATCACCAAGATCACTTTCATCCGTAGAAGATGGTATCAGTTATCTAAGAGACATGTATGCAATGGTAACTACCTTACAAGGTAAGATGCCTTATTCAGAACTTGTAAATAGCTTAGATACTTTGAAAGACAGTATCAACACAGCTAAGTACAAACTTATTTTCTTAAAATAATTTGGAAATCTAAAAGAGATTACCTATATTATAGTGTATATATTTATTAACTAAAAACAAAAACAATGGCTTATTTTAATCACGCCTTTAACAAAACGTTCTTGGGAACAGGTGCCACAGCATCCGGTGTTGTGTTACCTGCAGGACTTGTTACTACCGATGAAGGTTATGTAACAACACAGTATTCAATTCCTACATATGGATTGAATCAATTGCATACATCAGCAATGCAAACTGAATCACCATATGAGACTGGTTATTTTGGAGCATTCTACGCTACAGGCGCTAATGCTAACAAATCTTGGACATCTACTGATAACTGTTGCAGCATTTTCTTTGCTGGTTCAGCTATCTATGCTAATGACAAGATTGGTCCATTTGCTGGAGGTTACCAAGAGACTAACAAGTCTAAAATGGTTAACCCTAGGTATGTATCAAGATTCTACCGTGCAGATGCTTGTGAACCGTCTAATAATGTTATTCACATTGGTAACACACCATATACTGATGACCGTGTACTTTCATTAGAAATTACTAATGATGGTGCAGGTCTAGTTGATGGAGTTTATACCGACATTCCATTAGTGTTAACGGCACCAGGATTTGGTTCAGGTGTTATTGTTACAATTACTGTATCTGGCAACCAAGTAACATTTGTTCAAGTTACAAATGGTGGAACAGGATATACAAACGGAGCATCATTAACTACATCAGTTACTGAGCCAATCCCTGAACTTACTGGAGATGATTTTGGTATTCAACCTATATTCAAGTTAACTTCTGGAATTAGTGCAAACTGTTGCAAAGAGTTCTTGTGTGGTGAAACTTACACTTTACGTGTAGACATCAAAGGTTCTCCAGCACTACGTTTGTTAAATCACAATGCTTATATCCTTGCTGATTTCTACACAGGATGTTGTCCTGTAGGATCTATCGCTCCAACACCAGTAGATTCTACATTGGTTATGATTGGATGGGCTGAAAGAATTGTTAACTACCCTGTAGTTTCTCCATTCCTTCTTCCTATTGTAATTGACCAAGATGGAGATGCATGGTACAAGCCAGGAACATTAGATATATTTGGACAACCGGTAGGAAACACTTGGGATAAGTATATATCTCCAGGATACCAAGATGGCGACTGTGCAGGTTTGATCCTTAACGGAGCTTATGTTGATACTAAGTTTGGTGATTGTACTTTCCAAGTGTCTGATTTCTATGAAAAAGAGCCTGTACGTTTGTACGCTTCTGAAGTAGATTTGAATGGTGATCCTTGTACATTTGATGGAATCTGTGTTATTACAGAATGTGAGCCAAGACAAGCAAATGGATTTGGTGAGACAGTTCTACGTGACTTGATTCTTTCTGAGAAATACCGTCAGAACTTCTTCTCTAGTGACTTCCGTATCAGAGAGATCACTCAAGGAAACCAGATTGTAAATGTTATTGACCGTAATGCATTGTATACTAAGTACTACTTGTTACACAATGTTCCACGTTTCAACAACCCATCTGGAACATTTGATAATGATCAGTACTTGCTTGAGTTCATTACTCTTACAGACATTGTATCATTTGAAGATGACATTATTAATTGGTTAGATACATGTGGTACTCTTTGTGAGTTTGAAGTATACGACTGCCCACGCGCATGTGAGCCAATTGTACCAGTTGTACCAGGCGGCTTGTTGTAAATTAATTTTATCATAAACTAGAATCGGGAGAGTGAGAGTTCCAAACTCTTCTCTCCCTTTCTTTTTATATCATACCCATGGCAAATCATGTATTAAGTTTAGAGGTACCTACGGTAATGAATAACTGTATCTTATCAATTAATGATACAAGTGTTTACGCTACTCTAGTTCCTGTTGTCTGCGCTACACTAAATGTAACAGTTCCAGGTTTTGCTTATTCTAATCAGATTGATGTAACTCCTGGATTTAACCAGATTCTTACAGCATGTGATTTAGGATTACAATCTACAGGATGTGGAACAACCTATGTACCATTAGCAGATGGTATTTATATCATTAAGTACAGTGTGTCTCCAAATGATGTAGTGTATGTAGAGTACAATCATTTGAGAATTACACAAGCTCTTATTAGATACAACAAAGCATTATGTGCTCTGGATCTAGCAGCATGTGAGCCACCGGCTAAAGTTCAGGAGAAACTAGAAAGACTGAGAATGATCAAAATGTATTTGGACGCTGCTAAAGCTAAAGTAGAATTTTGTCATGAGCCACAAAAAGGCATGAGCTTATATAACTATGCAATCAAACTTTTGAATAAATTTGATTGTAAAAATTGTTAATCATCAAAAACCAACAAAATGTCAAAATGTTCAAACTGTGGAGCAACCTTAAGTTGTGGATGTCAGAAGAGAAAAGCATCTAATGGAACTTCAGCATGTGCTAATTGTATTGGAAAAATTGAAGCCGGTGCAATACAAAAAACTATTAAGCCTTTGGCTAAGCCATTGATCAATGCTCCTCAGCATAGCGCATGGGGACCAAATAGATATAAGAAAACCTAAGTAAAATGTCATACGCATATTACCCAGTCATACCATGTGGACAACAATCAGCCATTGCTTTTATAAGTAATGATGCTCCTAGTTATCCTGGTTTCTTTATAAGATTCCTATCAGGAGTTCCTGCTGAGTTTCTGGGAGTATGTTTTCACGTTGATCCAGGAGCAGTAGGTACTGAGAATGTAGCTATTGATTGGACTCCAGTCACTGGGGCACAATATGAAACATTCACAACATGTGAAGCTTGTGGTATAGCACCACCTCCACCTCCTCCAGATTATGTTACATATCAGTTTGATGCTTGTTGTGGGGGAACCCCGTTGATCTATAGTATTGATTCTAATACTATTGTTGATGGTGATGTATACTTATATACAGGTCCTTCTGTAGGTCCATTAGTTCCAGGTTGTTATACACTTACACGTTTAGGAAGCACGGTAGCATTTCCTTTTGTAGATCCATTTGATCTTGCAGAAATAAATAGTTGTGCTGATCCTATATGTCAATCTTATTGTAGCCCTTGTCAGTGTTATGCTTTTACTTCTAAAGCACCAGGAGGTTCAGTAGATGCTCTAGATTGTAATGGTGATCTTGTTACAATCATAGTAGCTCCTAACAGTACTTCTGATAAATATTGCTTATCTAAAATAATAAGTCTCAGCGGTGTAGTTCCTATATCATACGGCCTATGTGCTTTTATTAATGGGGAACATACGTGTGCAGATTGTTATACGCTATTAGATTGTGAAGGTATACTTGATCCAATAACTTCAACTAATCCTGCATTAGCACAGTATGCAGGTACAGGGCAGAGTATTCAAATAGAAGGTTCGGATACATGCTGGAATGTTATATTTGATGATAAGGAATTCTGTGATTGTGCTGTAAATACAACTGTACAGTTTGTGTATCAATCATGTTTAGAATGTAATTATCCACAAGCTTACAAAGTTACTGAGTGTAATACAGGTGCTGTAATTTATACAACATCTGATTTATCAACTTATGTAAACACAGGCGCTACTCTTAGTTTAGATTGTGGAGGTTGTTGGTTTATAGAAGAGATAGAAGGTATTCCTCCATCTGATCAACCTGTAACTGTAATTGATAGTTATACTGATTGTGTAAAATGTAATACAACTTACTATACACTCATTAAGTGTGGTGATAGTTCAGATAGAATTTATACAATAACTGATTTATCTACTCTTGTTGGTCAAGTTATTACTCTGCAGTTTTGTCCAGGTGAATGCTGGCAAGTAATAGAAGGAGGAGAAGAAGGTGGTATAGTATTACCTGAGAATTCTTATGATACTTGTTCTGAATGTATGTTGGCTAATAATACATGTCAATGTCAAACAGTAACAAACAATGTAGGAGCAGGACTTAGGTTTAATTATTATGACTGTAGTGGTGTACTACGTATTACTCCATCATTAGCTTTAGGGGCAACTACAGCTAAGACATGTATGTTAGCGTTTACTAATGCTGACCCAGCTGATGTTACTAATTATGGTGACTGTACACTTAATGTATGTCCACCAGAACCGTCACCTATTCTATACAGAGCTGTAACACCGGGTTATGGAACTGCAGTATGTAGTACGGAATACTATGAGACAGTAGTATGTGCATTCTCTGAATGGATGTATAAAGATGTATTAGAACAAAGATATGGAATTGCAAACTGTTGCCCAGATGAACTCATGAGATGGGAAATCAAGCATGAGATGTTAATGCTTGATATACTAGTTAATCCAAACTATGTATGCCAAGGAGTAAGTGGATGTGGTTGTAATGAAACGCATACTCCACCACGTCCTTGCAATTCTTGAGAATAATTTGTATATTATAAATATATGTAAAGTATGAGACCGTTAAATTTAGATAACTCACCATGTACACCAACCGCAAGTAATTGCGTGATTTGGTCTGGGCCCAATATTCCTTGTATCAAACTATGTACTGGTGATACAATTTCTGACGTAGTATTTAAGTTGGCTACAGAGTTGTGTACTCTTCTTGATCAGACTAATGTTACTACTTATGATCTTGCATGCTTTAACTTAGCAGCCTGTCCTCCAACTACATTTGATCAGTTGATTCAATTGTTGATTGACAAGATTTGTGCACTAGAAAATATTGATCTTACAACTACGACTACAACAACCAGTACAACTTCCCCAGGCAAAAGCACAACCTCAAGCGCACTGGTATCTGATTACTTGCTTACGGCTGCACCTTGTCTGGGTGGTGGTACTATTGGATTGGTAGACTATGTGAATTTGATTGCTACAAGACTTTGTGAAATTGTAACAGAGATTACTGTAATTAATGCTGCAATTAACTCATTAGACATTAGAGTTATTGCTCTTGAGTCAGCACCAGTACCAGTATTTGTATTACCAACGTTTACACTTCAATGTGCAATTAGTACTTTGCCAGCATTGTCTGTTCAAGCAATTGATACTGTATTGGAAGCATTCATTAATGATGAGTGGTGTCCATACAAAGCAACGTTTGGAACTTATAGCAATTTGTCTACAGCAGTAACCAGTCAATGTGTTTCTGCTCTTGATGATGCATTAGCTGCTCAATATAGTTCTCCGGGAACTACAATGCTTGGACAGTATCCAGCTTACATTGGAACACCCACTACAGTAGCGGATGCAATAAACAATATTTGGATTGCTCTATGTGATGCACGTAATGCAGGAAAAGCAGATACTACAGTAACAGCTGGAGATAATGTAACTGTTACACCTACAGTAACAGTAGTAGGTGCTAATCAAACAACAGACTATTTAATTGATGGAAAAGATACTGTAGTTGCGGCAGGAGATAACATTACTATTACGCCAGCTGGACCAGTTGCAGGAGTCACTACTTATACAGTAGATGGATTAAGTACAGTAGTAACTGGAGCTGATGATATTGTAGTAACACCAACAGGACCGGTAGCGGGAGTTACAACTTATGCAATCTCAAGACCTAAACAAAACTTTTTTGATCAAGTAGTAGGGTGGGCTGATGTACAATTTGATCCAGGACCAGCAACTTACCATTTTCCATTAGGTTATTCAGGTTTAACTTATACAAATGCTACTGGAGCAACTAAGACGTTTGCAGTTCATGTGAATTATGATACAAGTTTAACAGGTCCTGGTACAACATTGAATAACAACATTAACTTGATTAACTGGTTAGACGGTGCTATCATTAAAACTGTTGTCGGTGTTGATACTGTACAGTATGAAAGCTTTGCCGGAAGATTGGATATCAGTGGTTCATTATTTAACGGAATCTTAGCAACAGATATTGTAAACTTGACTAGTACAGAAACTGTAGTAACTACACCTGGCAATTATCCTGTTGAGTTTAGATTTTTGAATGGTGAGATACAAAGAAACATTGCTTTCTTCTCTATGGTAACTTTGAATAATGGAGAATCAGTTAGTCTTAAGTTTAAGGCAAAGGATGCGCTGACACCTGCACTCCTTGGTAGAGCTCAGATTCTTGTAACAGAATTATAATATTTAAAAGATGGCAACTAATTGCACAAACTGCGGATGCAGTAATATTAATTGTGGATGTAAAGATTCATTTCTAACTACACCACCACCTTGTCCAACTCCTGAAGGTTGTCCAGATAGACAACCCTGTTCAGAAATATTTGATGCACAGTGTGTAGTTTATACTGGACCTGATTTACAGTGTGGATTAGATGATGTTGTACTAACTAACACTCCACTTAATCTTGCTTTAGAAGATATCATTGGTTACTTCTGTGAAAACACAACGGTAAGTCAAAATCTAATTTGTGGATCAGATACAGTTGTAACAGCAGGTACTCCTATTGTTCAAGCTATAAGTGACGTAGTAGAATATTTTTGTGAAAACCTTGGTGGAGGCACGGTAATAGTTGATGGAGGTAATGGTGTTAATGTTACATCAAATACTGTTGGTGATATAACAACGTATACAATAGAGACACTGGGTGCTTTTTTAGCACAAAGTTTTCCAGAACCGCTACCTAACCAAGTTCCCGCGGCAGGCTTAAATCTGTATAGCGGTGTTACTCAAAACATGGCTGAGCAATATGATGATGACAATGCATATAGTCAAGTTACTGGTCTTTGGACATGTCCTGCAGATGGAAGATATAACTTAAGCTTTTATGTACATCTATCAAATGAAACTATTTCAGTTGTAACAGGTTTTGCAAGTGGAATGGTTGTAGCAGGTATAGTTAACGAAGGTACTGTAGGTTACTATGCAATAAACACAATGGCAGTAAATCAAATTGTTAGGCATATTGATATTACAGGACAAGCACTTGGGATAGAGTTAACTGCTGGAACACAACTAAAATTTAATATACTCAACTTAACAAATGTTAACTATTCATTCTGGGCAGGTGATGTAGCTAGATGGGGAGTTCAAAGAGTTGGATAAGATATGTCGCGGTTAGTTGGTTTCTGTGACTGACAAGTGGGAACCCCGGGCAAATGAGCCTGGGGTTTTCTATATTTAGTATATTTGCTTAACTTGATTATTTTTCGTATATTAAATAGTATAGAATGGCTAGAGAATTTAGAGTACCAGATGTCAAAGCTCCAAGGTTTAGACAAGATGCAGTGAATGTAATAGACAAAGAGTTCTTTGCAAGGTTTAAGGAGAAACATCCAAAACACAAAAACATCAGTGAAGCTCAGATAAGAGAATTAATTAAAAGCTTCAATGAAACACTTTGGGAAACTGTAATTGAAACAAGAGATGGTGTACAGTTACCAGAGGGACTAGGTATGATATTTATTGCTACCTGTCAAAGTAGTGGCGGTAGAAATATAGACTATGCTAAGTCTAGAAAGTATGGTATAGCTGTTAGCAATAACAATTGGGAAACAGATGGTAAGCTAGCTAAGATATTTTATACAAGTTATGCAAGTAAGTACAAGTTTGCCTTCAGAGAATGTTGGAGCTTTACTGCATGCAGGAATTTTAAAAGAGCTGTAGCTAAAGCGTATCCTGAGAACTGGAACATGTATGTTCAGGTTGATGCAACAAAGAAACTCAGGAAACTATACACAGCTATTACTTTAAAAAACATGAACATAAAAGAGCAAAATGCTCAGTTGAATACATATAATGAATTTGATCTATGACAACTGTTGGAGAAGCAATAACAAGAGTCAGAGCCGCACTTAAAGCTGTAAAGGAGGATGCCTTCCTAACTGATAGGAATATCTACTTTGCTATAAGTAAATACGGAAAGACTCTTCTTAAGAGAGAAGACAACCAATACAGATTGATGAAGATCAGTTCATTGTTTTCTGTATTACCCTATGTAGAGCTTATAGATGTTGATAAAGTAGAAGCAGGTTGTACTGGGGTTTATTCTGGATGTTATTTCAAAAGAAGTAAAGAAAAGTTGCCCACTTTGTTTGATGGAGCTATGGGTCCTGTTATACGCTTGGTAAGTTCTATAGATGGAACTACACAGTTGTTCAAGACAGAGAGACCTACCTTTGCATCTATGGCAAAGACCACAACATTCAAATATAATAAGAGACCGTACTTCTGGTACTTAGATGGGTACTTGTATGTACCTAATGTAGATTGGGATGCTGTAAGAATAGAAGCTATCTTTGAAGGAAACACTTCTGATTTTCTTTGCCCTTCACCACAGTCTTGCGATCTTAAACAAACTTTACCATTGCCATTTCCTGACTATATTTTTTCAGAGATTGAGCAGTATGTAATTAAAGAATTTACAATTACCATGGGAATACCAGTTGATGGTTCTGATGATAATCAAAACATACTTAGATAATGGACTTTAACTACACATTCAAATACAGAACATTTGATGAGTTACTCAATGATGTTCTTGTAGACTTTCAGGTATTCTCATTGGAGAACATGATTGATCCGCAAACCCTTATTAAAGTTGCTAGAAGACTTAACTATGATTTGGGCTTAAGAATCAATCAAACCAAAGAAGTGATATTAGATGTAGAACATGGTAAAGTAAAACTACCAGATGACTTCTATACATTTAATTATGCATTAGTGTGTGGAGAATATTCAGTTGCTGTAGGCAATGATATGGGCGGAACTAACATTCAAGAGGTTCCTTACAGAGAGGTTCCTGCAAATCCTGATGTTTGTGCAGCACCTACAGTAAACTGTTCTACTTGTAATGCTAATCCCTGTAATCATACAGCGGCTTGTTCTGGTGCCGTAAGACCACCAGACAATTATCTTCCGGGAGAGTATGACCCTAATAGTCCTTTTGGTAATACATGTATAAGACCACGCGTGTTTATGAACTGTAAAGGTGACCAGTATGAGTTAATCCAAGTTGTAAAGCCTGGAGTAACTCGTACATTTAGGGTGCTTATCCCTTTAAGAATGAAGCCTAGTCAGAATATAGATTGTCAGTGTCCTAATCTTTACTGGAATGCTCCAAATGAAGGTTGGCTTAAAAATGGTTTTCTATTCACTACATTTCAAACAGGGAAAGTATATCTAAACTTTCAAGGCCAGATGGAAGATGATGATGGTAACTTAATGGTTCCAGATCATGATCTTCTTAATGATTACTATGAGTATGCTTTGAAACAAAGAATACTAGAGAACCTCTTCATGAATGGTGAAGATGTGTCACAAAGAATTCAGCTTATAGAGCCTAGAGTAAGGGCAGCAAGAAATCAAGCGCTTACTTTAGTGAATACTCCAAACTTTGAAGAAATGAAAAGGCTGTGGTGGGCTAACCGTAAAGCACAATATGGTAAGTACTATGACATGTTTAAGAGTCATCCTATTGACCCAGCTTATTTTAGATATTATACAGGATCAAGAGTAATATGATATGGCTAAAGAATCACAAGGTATTGATCAGAATCAATTAAACACTTTTGTTAAAGGTCTCAATAAAGATCTTGATCCGTCATTTGTAGCAGAAGGTATGTGGACGCATGCGCGTAACGCTACTAACAACACAAGAGAAGGTGATGCCGGCAGTTTATCTAATGAACCCGGAAATGTTTATTGTACAGAAGCAGGTGCTACATTAACAGGAATTAAGTACATCATAGGTACTATACATTTATTTAGTGATAAGTGGATTCTATTTACTGTAGTTTATCAGAGTGAAGCCTCTAACCTTATAACGGGATGTGAGATTGGTTTACTTGAAGAATCAAGTTGTAATTATAGAATAATTGTACAAGACACTTGTTTAGCATTTAGCAAATGGAACTTGATTACGGGAGCAGCAAGAAAAGTAAATGATTGTTCTTGGCAAGTGTATTGGGCGGATGGAAAAAATCCAGACCGCTATATGAATATTGGTGACCCACAAACTTGGCCAACTAATGACTATCAATGGGTAGGTAATAATCAATACTCTAATGGACCAAGCACAATTCAATGGCCTGGTGTTGCATGGAAACAACTATGCCATACAGATAATGGTTGTCAACAAACAGAACCTGATGTATGGCCTATAGGCTGCCCAGGACTTTATGATTGTATTACATGTGTAGATACTTCTGCATTAGACTGTGATGAGCTTAGACTATCACGTCTAATGCAGACACCTTGTATACAAGTATCCCCAGGAAAAGCTGGAGGTAATTTAAGAAATGGTTCTTACATGGCTTTAATAGCCTATGCTATTCAAGGAACTAAAGTAACAGACTTCTTCTCACCCAGCAACGTACAGCCAATTTGGTATAACAATGAAACTACAGGTGCCCTAGAGATTGACATACAAGCAGATCAAGTACACTTTGATGAGTTCATACTAATCATAGTAGCTACAGTGAATCAAGCTGCTGTTGCAAAACAGGTAGGTATATATTCTACTAGTACTACAAAGATCTATTTAGATCAAATCAAAGAAGATATTCCAGCATACCCGCTTGAGCAGTTACCTATACAAACACCGGTATATGAAACATCAGATCAAATCCTTGAAGTAAACAATTACTTATTAAAAGTAGGACCTACTACAAAGTTTGATTTTAACTACCAGCCGTTAGCTAACCTGATTAAAACTAATTGGGTATCTGTAGAATATCCCTCTGACTATTATACTAAAGGAGGATACAAGCCAAGTTACTTACGCGATGAGGTATATGCATTCTTTATTAGATGGGTCTATAACACCGGAGATAAATCTGCAGCATATCATATTCCAGGTAGAGCGCCAAAAAAAGATTATATTGTTCCATGTACTGGACAAGAAGTGGCTGAGACAGATCTTGCCACAGGACCAAATACTTTGTTTGATCCTGAAAGAATCTTTGAAGTATATAACACAGCTTCAATAACATCACAACCTCCAGCATTTGGACCAGGAGCTGAGTTTTTACCAGACGGTGGTCAAGTTGTTGCAAGAGGTCAAATGGGTTATTGGGAATCTACTGAAAGATATCCTGACAAACAACCTAATATCTGGAACTCAACTGTACATTGCTGGACAAATGAAACTAATATAGACTATGATCTATGTGGTAAACCAATCAGACATCACAAGTTTCCAGATACAGGTGTAGGTAATGCTGGACAAGCGGCAGCACTTTCTCACTTTAGAAAGAATACATCAAACGGGGATACCTACATCAGAATCATGGGTGTAGAGTTTAATGGTATCATTTGCCCAAAAGATAATAATGGTCAAGACATCCCCAATATTGTAGGGTATGAAATCTTAAGAGGTTCAAGAGAAGGTAACAAAAGTATAGTAGCTAAGGGAATGTTGAATAACATGCGCCCTTATAACATTAATGGACAGGATACAAACAACTCAAGTAGAAGAAGAGGTCTTTATCCTAACCATCCATTTAATACAATCAAACCTCCAAATCCACAGAATAGCCAGGAATATGGAGTACTTAATCCGGGTAACCAGATTAATGATCCTTACATAAGAGTAGTGGATGATGAAGGTGAACGCGTGAATGTGAAACTGAATGATATGCCTAAAAACATCATGACGTTTCATTCACCAGATACTAACTTTAAGAATCCTTATATATCTACTCCAGAGTTAAAGATATACGGTAATATCAGAGGCACTGCTACACAGAGTTTTGTACAACCTGAGAAACATCCACAGAATAAACTTATAAGTAACTATGCTGCTTATCTATCATTTATGGGTGGTGCTGTGGAAGCTCTCATATCTTTACTTGGTCAAAGACATACAACAAATTCTGGACCTGGATACACAAGAAAGTTTGGACCAGACTATGAACAAGAAGAAATTGGAGGAGGTAGTGGTGACATGAGCTTTAACTTCTTTGGTGCCTGGAGTCCTATATTTGGTTCACAAACTGGATCTGGTAGTGGTGACTGGTCAGACTTAGAAGGTAATGCTGGAGTTACTGAAGAAGATGAATACACAGAGAATGGTACAGATGATAATACTGATGACTTTGTAGGGACAGAAGGTGATCCTACTGCAAACCCACCTACTCCAGCATCAGGGCCATTAGCAGTTTATAATGAGGCTTGGTCTAATTACTGGAATGATGGAGGCTCATGGGATGAAGCATTTGATCCTGATGGTACATCCTTGTCAGATATCTACGATAACTTTAATGATGAGGGCGGTTTTTTCCGTGGAGGTTACTATACGCCACCAAGTCAAACTTCAGATGTATCAAAGTTTCAGTACTTCAAAGGTTCACCTTTACAAACAGCTTTATCTCTAGTAGGTGTATTAAATCCTTTGTTGTATTATTTCTCTGAAGGGGCTAGTATTACATTAGATATTATCTATGCACTACTTCCATTTAGACAATATGCTCTGCAACTACAGGCGCATGGGTTCTATGATACTTTTGTAGCCCAAGCTTGTAACTCAGATTTCCGTTTTAAAATAGAAGATTCATTTTACTTAAAGGATTCAATTCAGGATGCAAAACCGTATTTTGACGGGGAACAGAAGTATTATAGAATCAACAACCTTAAAAGACAAACAACTTTTGTAATACGTACAGTAGATGGTGATGACAATGATACGGGCCCTGATTATATTACTGACTCAACTTCTGTGTCAGGTTATGCAGATACATCTTTAGTAACTATAGGAACTGCAATTAATAATCAATTGGCTCCTGCACCATCCTTACCGGCAGGTGGAAACCTATTTGATGACAAACATAATAATGAAAGTTTTAATACAAATATAGCAAGTCACTATGCAGGATTAAAGTATAGAATTCAAAACCAGTATGGTCAACTAGATTCAATTAAGTTAATCCCAATTACACCTTGTGAACAAGATATTCCAGATGTAGATATTACTGTAACTAGTACTTTCTGTACAGGATACAATTACTATAATGAACCTTTCCAATACCAGCTTAAATTAAAAGTACTGCCTCCTACTATATCTTTGTTCAATGGTGATACTTATATCAATAGATACACAGAAAAGAACACAATGTTCTTCTTCTATGATTGGTTGTATGGCCAGCCAGATGGTGTAGAGTTTAATTATTTAAACCGTCAGATGCTTCCTGAACCTAGATTCTGGATGAACTCTGCACGGTATGAAGTAAGTACTTTGTTTACAGATCCTACTACATGGCTTACTAACGTCAATGGTATTATGCCGGGTACTGGAGTCTTACCAAGAGGCTTCTATAATTTAGATCATGCTCCACCAGCAACAACAGCATGGTTGGCAGGTTTACTTCCACCACAGGGATACAATTATTCTAATGACAACTCTGGAGATACACCAGGTATATGCGGAGTAAAAGAATCTTACTTCTATTTAGCTACTTCATCTGTCAGAGACTTCTTTGTTGAGAGTGATGTAATAGTAGACTTTAGAATAGCAGGGGATGAACAGTGGCAGAAGTTTTACAATCCATATGAGTTTACGGATCTAAAGACTTTATTTAACATGAACCCTGATATTATTCAGAGAGGTAACTACTATAGATATGATTACTCATTGAGTATATCAAAACTATTTACTCAGTACTTCTCACAGGGTAACTTACAGTCAAGGTATTACAACCCAGCAGTAGCTAAGCTTTGCTACACCTATTATCCAAATAGAATCTTGTATTCTTTACCACAGAATGAGGAGGCTTCAATAGATACATGGTCATTATTCCTTACTAATAACTATAAGGATTTCACCGATAATATATCAGGAGTAAAGAACTTTGCAAAGACGGGTGTCTTCATAACATTTAAGAACTCTAGCCCATTAGTATTCCAGGGTAATGATCAACTTGAAACAATGTCTGGTACTAAAGTAACTTTGGGAGACGGTGTAGTGTTTGCACAAACACCACAGGCTATTGTAATAGCGGATAAACCATATGAGTATGGTTCATCACAAAGTAGCAGAAGTGTAATATCCACACCAGCCGGTTTATTCTATATGTCACAAAACCAAGGTAAGGTCTTTACTTATGCTGATGGATTGAATGAGATATCACAGAATGGTCTTAAGTGGTGGTTTACTATTTTCATGCCTTACAAGCTTACAGAAGACTTTCCAGACTATCCGCATCTAAACAATCCGGTAGCCGGAATAGGATGTCAATCAATCTATGACAGTCAAAACTCTATTGTCTATTTCTGTAAGAAAGATTACAGACTTAAAGAGCAGTTTAGAGGTCAGATAACATATGATGAACTGTTTAATACATTTAGAATAGGTAAGGTTCCAATTCAAGTGGGTCACCCTGATTTCTTTGATGATGCATCTTGGACAGTAAGTTATGATCCAAAGTCTCAGTTCTTTATTTCATTCCATGACTGGCACCCGGATTTACTTATACCAACAAAGACAAACTTTTTAAGTACGCAGAAGGGAACCTTGTGGACACATAATCAATCATGTACATCATACTGTACATACTATGGGGAGGACAAACCTTTTGAAATAGAGTTTCCTATTATTACAGGACAGACTGTAGTTACTAAGAGAAGTATAGAATATATTTTAGAATGCTATAAACGTTCTGACTATAACTGTGTTGACCAGTTTCAGGTACTTGACTTTAACTTTGACGGAGCCGTAGTATTTAATGCAGAACAAGTTTCAGGATATCTTAATCTTAATATCTTCCCTAAGAACAATGTGACACTAAGTCTGCAGTATCCACAGGTTAATCTTAACTCTATAGATATCTTATTCTCTAAAGAAGAGAACAAGTATAGATTTAATCAGTTCTGGGACATTACAAGAGACCGTGGTGAATTCCCTACAGGATCTAACTATCCTCCAACAGGACCAGTTATTCCAGGTACTACTGTTTTACAAGGACCCTACACTGAAGAGTTCCTATGGTTAACAGAACCTAACGGATATATCAAGTCATTAAATCCGGCAAATCTGGATTACTTAAAGCCTGAACTACAAAGAAAAAAGTTCAGACATTATATTAATTTCTTAAATTTATCCAGATCTGTCTCAGGTAATACGAACATGGTACTCAAGATAGTAAACAGTAAGAACATAATATCACCAAGATAATGTATAATAAGCGCTCCTTATCTAAAGATACTAAAGCTTCTAAAGCTCCTAAGAGTATATCTAAACCAAAAGATATTATACTAGACCCTATGGGTCAATGGAAATACCCTGGACAGAACACGAGAATCCCGGGGAATGATATTACTATGCAGGGAGTAAACTATCCTGTACTGGGTGTAGGTTCTAATGGTCAACAGCAAATGATGTACCCTGGCCAAGACTATAAGTTTCAAGGTGCAGAATATGTAGATGAATATCCGCAGATGAAAAAAGGAGGTGGCTTAAAATCTAAGAAGTATTCAAGAGACTTAGAAGCTACTAACTATCTGTTTCATGAGTCACCTTTATTTAAGAAACCTAAGTCTAAGAAGAAAAAGATCTATCATCCAAAGGCTAAACATTATCAAGAAGGCGGAACACCGTATAACTACAACCCATATGTTTCTAATGAACCAGAAGTAGAGGAAACACCAAGAGAATTTAATCCAATAAGAACTGAAAATGATCCGGAAGACTATCAGCAGTTCTTAGATTATTCTAATACAGCTCCTGAAAATAGAAGACCGGGTGAAAACTATACTTACGGTAACTCTAATGATTATGACCATTATGGTATGTGGGATGCATTGGGTAAACCACAGAACTTTAATCAAGCATTAGAAACAAACCCATGGTGGCAACCTGATGAGTATGACCAAATGTACCACGGCTTTAGTGTTAATCCTAACACAGGAGTATTTCTTAAGTCAGGTAAACCTGGAATGAAACCCGGGGATACTACATGGATGGAAGTAAAAGACCATTACCTTAGTGATAGATCTAACTCAAGCAACCTTACATTTAATCCTGACATCAATAGATTCCAGTACACACCTAATGAGAACTATATAGAAACAGAACTTACACCAGAAGAAATACAGCAGTATAAAGATGGTGGGTACATAGTAGAAGAGTTGAATGACTATAAAGCAGGTGGTGCTTTACTTACTAAGAAAGTAACATGTAAAAAGTGTGGTTGGAAATGGGATGCTGCAGATGGTGGTGATGATGTTACTACATGTCATAAGTGTGGTGGTCAAGGATTAATACATGCTCAGAGAGGAATAACTGTTAGCTCTCTTAATGATCCAAGACTATTGGCTTATAATGATAGCTTACAAATATTCAATGCTTCAAATAAAGGTTTGAACACTATTGCTAGAGGTGCTTATCCTGAAGATGTTTATGGTAATTTTATACACACTTTTAAAAGAGATAATTCTACATCAGATGATGATTATATTGGTCCAAGATCAAGAATAAGAATGGAACCAAGTGGCTATGCAGGAGGAGATTATGCTTTCCCAATGTTTGATAAACCTAAAGTTAAAGTAACTTATCAAGAACCTATACCAGAATTAAAAGTTAGACCACTTGACTCTGGAATTCCTGCATCAGCTAACGAGATTACTCCATTGAACTTAGGTATGCCAGTAAATAAGCCTACAACAATTGAGGCAGAAGACATAAGTAGTAAAATACCTATCTACAAGGAAGTAGTAGACTATGGATATTATTCTGATGGAACACCTTATATAAAAGGACGTAAACAAGTAATTGTAGGTTATGAAAATGTAGGTGGTAAGAATTACAAACGTGTACCTCTTGATCAAAAATCAATGAGAGGTTATAAAAAAGGTGGGCTTGTTAAAGCTCAGAATGGTAAATCATTTGGTGTGACTCAAGGTAACTATGGTAATACTTACTATGTCCATCCTGATAGACCTAATAGTATATATGTTAAAGAGGATGGTAAGTGGCTTATTAAAAATAGCAGCACAGGTTTTTATTTTGAACCAATTAAAGATCCAAAAGGAGAAAGAACAAAGAACTTAAACAAAAATGCAGTTAAGGCAACTCCCTTTCAAGTTGCTAGATTGGATAATTTAAGCCCTTATGAAAATCAAAGACAAAGTCAACATGTAGCAAATGTTGCAGGTGGTATGGATCCTAAGAAGTCTGAAAAACAACTTAGGAGTTCTATGGAAAAAGCAACATTTGACTACTGGTTTGAAACAGATGATTCTCAAATGCAAGGTAATGATGTTGCTAACGCAAAACAACTTTATGATAAAGGACTAAGTTTTCATGAAGGTTGGATGAATTCTCCAATGTATAAAAAAATGTTAGCTAATTCTATAAGCAAAGATGAATCTAAAATAGGTGAACAAAGAATAAAGAATTTTAATACAATTCCAAATCTACTTTTTGAAAAACAACCTGAAGATGAACCCCGTACTGGGGGTTTCTCAATGAGCAATAATGGACAAATTGTTATTCTTCCATATGGAGCGGGTGTAGCAGATTTATCGGGTCATGAACTAAGTCATTCAATTGATAGACCTGATTACACTACAAGTGTAAATAGATTAATTCCTCAAGCTGATATAAATTATATTCAAAATGCTACACCAACTCTTAATAACACTCCTAGGTGGAAAGATTATTCTCCTGATTGGCAACAACTAATTCTCAAGGATTCAGGATATCTACAAAAAGAACAGGATTGGATAGACTATGTATCAGAGCCAACTGAGGTCAGGGCCCGTCTTAATGCCATCAGAGCTACGGCAAAAGAGTCAGGTACATATGATCCCTTTACGCAAGAAGTAACTCCTGAGATATATGAGATGTTACAAAATATGAATTATGGTACTGAAGAAAAGGAAGGTTTCCATCCTTTAAACCAGTTAAAAGATATATACTCGGATGAGCAAATTATGGAAATGTTAAATACCATTTCTAAGAATGATAACTCTTCTGGTGACCAATTAAACATGGCTAAACTAGGAGGTATGACTATGGGCCAGGAAGTAGACTTAACTCCAGAGCAAGAAGCTTACTTAAGAAAACTAGGATACAAACTTGAAAGAATATAACAATGGCAAAGTTCAAGATAACAGGCTTACCTAAAGCGCAATATGGTAAGAACAAGATTACATTAGAAGCATCTCCTTTTAGTCTTAATGCAAACCAAGCACAGTTAGCTAGTAGTGTTTATGGTGAATATGATCCTGAGTTTTTAATTGGGGCAAGTAGGCCTATTGGAGGTTCAAGAGATCCACGGATTGCAAACAGTCTTTCTCTTACAGCAGGTTTACCATTAAATGGAACTGCATTACCTAGTATAAATGCTGGATATAAATTTAGATATAGACCAAGTTCAATGGGTGCGGGAGCTTTTGCTCCTACTACACAATTAGATGTGGGTGCCGGTTGGGACCCAACACAAGGTTTAAACTTTCAAGCAAAAGCAAATCCAAGATGGGAGTTTGCTAATAGAAGTGCAGATGCTTACCTAAAGCATAACTGGCCTGTAGGAGCATGGCGCGGATATGCTGGTCCATCAGGTGGAATTAACTTAAGACAAAATTCTTTTGTTACAGGACCAGCTGCTTATGAAACTAGTGAGAAAACTGCAGGTAATCTAAATTTATTCTATGGAGCTGAGGCAGGTATTGAAGGTAGACCTTTTAAAAAAACACCGCTAAGAGTCGGGCTTGATGCAAGTTTATTAATGAACATGGCTAAGAAACAAGCTGAACAATCATTTAATCCAGATACTGATTTTAATAAGTCTGCTACTGGCTTTACACCAATGATTAAAGCTAAAGTAGTATATCCACTTGGTACTAAATTTCCTAAGAAAAAAGAAGAGTCAGAAGAAAAAATTAGATTAGATGCTATTAAAGCTAATGATAAAAACTATGTAGTTGACGCACCTGTTATAACTGGCCCTGGAGTAGACTGGGACTATAAAGAAAAACAACAACAATCTGGAACACCTAGAGGTTATTTACCAGGATATGAACCTGAGACAGGAAATAAGCTATCTGAAGAAGAAGTAATGCGTAGATATAACTATGGTCCAACCCTTGAATATGGTGGGACTTCTGATGGTATCTATCTTGATTTAGATGATGATGAGATAGAACAATACAAGCAAGGTGGGTATATAGTAGAGGAACTTCCAAAAGCTCAGTTTGGTAAGAACAAAAGAAAGAAAGATCCAAACCAACCTATAGAGACAGCTACTTCTATTATGTCAGGTACAGAACCTGTAACTCCAAATGTGGTTCAGCCTGGAACAGATGCCTTTGATCTTAACGTAGGTACAGTAAATCATGATCCTCTTCTTACAGCTGCATGGAATAGAGCTGCAGCTTATGATAATGTCATGAATAAAGCTAATGAGCTAAGAGTTCAGAATGAAAAGTTGAGTGAAGATATTTGGCAAAAGACATTGGCAGAAAGACAAGCAAACTTTGACAAAGCTGGTAAGCATGATAAGATAGAACCATTACAAACTATTCCAATTTATCAATTTGAAGAAAGACAAAAAAAAGATCCTAACTATGTAAAGAGCTTAAAAGAACAAGGATATCTTATTACTACAGATAAAGAAAATGGAAAGGTAAACCTTTACCCAAAAACTGAGATTGAAACTAGGATTGTAAAGAATGGTCTTAGAACAAATGAGATAGTAAATAAACTTGGTATAGGTGACAAAAATTTAATTGATACAGAGTTTGCTGATGTTATTAAAGGTGCTGATGAACAACATGCGTATCAGACTAAACAAACTCTGCAAGATCTTATGCTTGATAAAGGTTGGAGTAAAGAAAAAGCTATTGACTATTTAGTAAACACTAAAAAGCTTGGTACCAAAGAAGGCTTAGAAAAAATCTATAACACAGACTTTAAAGACATAGATAAGAATGTAAGAAGCTATTATGCTTATGGTGAAGATTACATACCATCATACTTAGACAAAGATGGTAATATGGTCAATGATACAAGTCTAATTGGTAAATGGAAAGACAATGATATCATTACTCTTGCTAGAGATAGACGTTTTATTGATAGTTATGGTGCCAACATTACTTCTGTATCTCCAAATGATAATGGTAGCTTAGAGTATGGAGCACAAGTTCTTCAGAAACTAAGAAGTGGTAAATGGGGATGGAATCCTAAGACTAACAGTCTTGTTAAACTTGGAGCAGATGATGCTTACAAAGATTTAGCAATAGATCCTACAGAGGAAGATGTTAATGAGATTAGCAGAATTGGCGATTACAGAAAATTAACTAATCAGCAATTCAATGATAAATACTATGCACCACAAAGTAAAATAGAAAAAGACTGGCAGAAAGGAAAAGTGCCGGTACAAATTAGTGCTAATGAAAATTACATGGCCACCGAGCTTGGCCAAGATGAAAATGGTAATACCGTAGACTATGAATTTGGCATTGAAGTACCCGCAGGGACTGATCCAAATACTGGAGAGGTAATTACTAAAAGAGTATCTGCAAGTGAATTAGCTGGAAAGACAGTTTACATGACAGAAGAAGAAGCTGATAAATATAGAAGAGCAAGAGTTAAGTCTAACATGGGTGCTGTTTCTAGAAATCCTTTGTGGTATGCACCAGCAATGATTGGTGCTCAGCCGTTTGCAGGAGGTGTACTTGGTGCTACACTAAATTATGCTCCTATATCATCAATGCCATGGTTAACTGCAGGAAATGCGTTAACAGCAGAAATGGCCTACACTGCACTTAAACCTCAAGGTGACTTTCATCAAGCATATAAAGACTTTAAAAAAGGTGATGTTTGGGAAGGTATAGGAAATAGTTTATGGGGAGCACTAGGAGTAGCACCTTTAGGCAAAACTGCTTTTAAAACTTTTAGAGCATTAAATGATTTAAAAAAACCTGGTGGTATGGGTCTAATACCAACAAGATCAAACTTACAGTACTCAATTTCAGGTCAACGTGGTGCTGCTGGTAAAACTGGATTAGATCAAGCACATGTAGAAGACGTAAGAAAAAAGACTATTGCTAGATTGCAGTCGGAGGACTATTTAAAAAAGAGAATGGCCAATACTGGAGAAACAGCTGAACAAGTTAAAGCTGATGTGAAAAAAATAATTTCTGAAGCTGAAAATACAAAGTATAATTTGAATGCATCCCTTAGTCCAAATATTATGGGAGAACAGAGACCAAAAGGATTACAAAACTTATGGAGATATCCTACAGTAGATATATCAAAAACTGCAGAGAATCCCATAACTACTTTGATTCATGAAAATAATCACTTGTATTCTCCTGCTGGTTATACAAGTAATATGGCACCTTTAATTAAAGGTTGGCGTAATCCAAATATTGCCTCAGTTCCTTTTGGTAAAAATAGAGGTGTATATACTAATTATCCTAAACTGGGTGTAACCGATGATATTGGTGAGTATGAAGCAAGAGAGTGGGAACAACAAGTTAGACACCTAAATGCAAGAGATCAACTTATTTCAGCAAACAACTTAGCAGAAGATGCTAAAGTAACACCAGAAATGGTAGAAAAGTTTGGACAGGATTGGTTTAAGCGTATAAAGACTGAAGGACATGTGGCTGATGACTATGATATTATTTGGGAATCTGAACTAAAGAATGTAAGGGAAACTCTTGCTAAAGAAAAAGGTTTTGCAAATACTACAGAACTTGAGAAAAATTTAACGCAAACAGAAAGATCTGCATTTTTAAAAGAGGTTAGAAAAAGATGGTCAGAAAAAGTTGCTGGTGTATTAAACAGTGCGTGGATGGGTGTACCAGCTGTAATAGGTGTCGGTGCATTAAGTGCAGGAGCTACAGATGCTGAGTTCAAAAAAGGTGGTTTCCCAAAGAACATAGGTAAACTTAAAAAGTTTACTAGATAAATTTAAAATAAGTATATTTAGTATATAGCATGCTATTATGAAAAGAAGAGTAAGAGTTTACAAAGCAGAAGACGGACAAGGTCAATACCATAACCAAATGTCTCAGTTCTTAAAGAAAGCCCAGATGGGTATGGAACAACAACAAGCTCAACAGCCAGACATGCAACAAGTTGTAATGCAAGTTGCAGGATTAATCATGCCCCCACCAGAAGGTCAAGGGCAAGATCCTCAGCAGATATACCAATCTCTTGTTCAGTCTTATGGTGAGGAAGCGGCAGCACAGATTATTAATGCTGCTGTAAGCATGGCTCAACCTGAAGAAGCTGTACCTACAGATGAAGAATTAGCACAATCACTACCTCCGGTAGATGATTTGACAATGCAGGAGCAGTTGATTCAAGAAGAAGAAGAACGTCAACAGCAGTTAAGAGATGATGAGTATGTTATAGAAGATGAAGAGTTCATGAATGATCTTCTGTATGGTGATGATACACAAACAGAAGAAGAACAACCTGAAGCTAAATATGGTGGTGCTCAACATAGAAGTTTTGTAAAGAAAGCTTTAAAGCTTGCTAAGAAACAAATGGGTGATGCCGGAAATGGTCAAGGTAAGAACACTGCTGATATATATGACGGTGCGCTTAAGAGATCTGAGGACTTTACAACTAACCTTAAGAATGAAGCTACCTTATCTTTATTAGAGCAGCAGTTTAAGAACATGTCTCAAGCATCACCAACAATGCAAGGACAACAACCTTTTGCATATGGGGGATCACAGTTTGGTGGTATGACTGGTTATGACTTAAATAAGTTTATCAATGGTGGTTATGACCCTTCTATACCTGAGTTAACTAAAGCACAGTATGGCTATCAGTTTAATAAATTATTAGAAGACCTTAATACAGATAAGAGGGGTGTTACTAGTTTTAGCCGAGGTGCTGATATGGCACAAAAGGCAGAAGATACAGAGAATCCAGACAACAAAGAATTGTATGAGCATCTGAAAGCATTAGGTGTCAATGTAGGTGAATACCGTGAAGGTATGAACTACAAAGAAGTAGCTGATAAAATAAAAGGTGGAAAAGGTAGTGGTAATAATACAAACTATAACTATCAACCCTACTCTACTAATAATGTATGGGATGCCTTGATTCCTAACAATGCAATCTTTGGTAAGAAGTATACTATGTCAGGTCCTATGAATTATTTAGGAAATGCATTTAAGGGATCTTTTGACCCAAGTAAAATGTCAGGCTTTGATGTAGAAAAAGAAAGATTAGGTTTTGGTCACAAGCGTTATACGTTTACTCCTAAACTTAATGGTGCTTCAGGTACTGGGGCAGGTGTAGGTGCAGGTAAAGTTGGGAGTCCAGGTAGTGCAGTAGATGCATTAGGTAGACCAGTTACTTCTCAGAAACAACTTGAGATGTCATATTTAAATCCAGCATACTTACGTCAGTCAGGCAAGGAGTTAAAAGATCTTAATCTTAATCCTTATAGCAAACAAGAAATGAGAAATGCTAGACAGGACTTAAGACAGTACGATAGAGCTGGCAGAAAAACGGATAGAAAAAATGATTGGGCTCAAGATAAATTTGGAAATAATAGTCAAAAACAAAAGGGTGACTTTTGGCCTAAAGTAGCAGGATTCTTTTCTTCAGCACAAAAAAGAGCTGAATATGGTTTACAAACATACCAAGGTAACGTAAATGGATCTTCTGTAAATAATCAAGAACCACCTATTGAATTTAAACCAAAGACTGCAAAAGAAGTTTGGGATAAATATGAACCAGAATTAAGAGAACAATGGGGTAGCAAAGTTGGTCAAGAGGATCAACTTGAACAAGGTGATCCACGTTTTCAAGTAGATGAAGAAAAGTACTTTAATGGTACTAACTTTTTGAATGCAGCTAATCCAATGTTAAAAGGACTTACTGCTGGACTTGAAAGAAAGAATCTAAAGAATTTCTATGGATACCAGAACCAGACTTCTGATGATTTGAATATGGCACAAGCCCAGAGAAAGCATGGTAACTACAATCCTAACTCTGGTTTATTTCAAGAAGACTTAGAGGGACAGAACTGGCAAAGTAAATACGGTGGTGTACCTCACATGAAGATGGGAGGACCAAAAGGTAAAACAGGACAACAGGTAGATTACTCTTTGGGTATTTTCCCAACAGCTATGGGTGGATCAGATATCAATCAATACATTGGCAGAAAGAAACCTGAGATAGCAGATACACTTAAACCTGTACCAAGAGATGAAGCTAATCTAGAAGCTGAAAAAGGTGAAACGGCATATGGAGATCTTAATGGAGATGGCTTTCCAGAACACTATGAGATTGGTGGCAAGCGTCATTATGAAGGTGGTACTCCACTTAATCTTCCAGATGATACGTTTATCTTTAGTGATACTAAATCTATGAGAATTAGTGATCCTAAGATTCTTAAGATGTTCAATAAAAAACCTAAGAAGGGTGGTTATACTCCGGCTGAGTTAGCTAAGCAGTATGACATTAATGAATACCGCAAGATTCTTGAAGATCCAGATTCAGATGTAGTAAGTAGAAAGACTGCAGAACAAATGATTAAGAACTTCAACATTAAACTTGGAGCTCTAGCATTAGCACAAGAATCTAAAAAAGGATTCCCGCAAGGTATCCCTGTAGCAGCTAAACCATATATGGAAGCTATGGGTATCAAAGAAGAAGATATCATACCTAAAGAAGAAGAGACTCAGCAGATGGCTCAACAAGTTATGGGTCAGCAAGGAATGCCACCACAAGGAATGGCACAACCAGGTATGATGCCAGAACAACAAATGGCTATGGCTTCTCAAGAAGGTATGATGGCTAGCCCAGAAGAAATGGGAATGAGTCCTGAAGGAATGATGAGATATGGTGGTATGCGTAGATTGAGAAGAGCTCAAGAAGGTGTTAATACTTATGACCCATATAATAGACCACAAGAAGAACTTGATGCAGCTAATCAAGCATTCTATGAAAGAACAAAAGATATTGATGCTTCTAAGTATTTTAATAACAATTCAAATCCAGATCTTAGAGACTATAGTAATGATATGAATCATGCTGTTAAACATGGCTACGCTAATGAGCCTTGGTTTAATATGGGATTGAGTGAAAACCAATTGCTTAATTTTTATAAACAAAGTGATGGTAGAATAGCATTACCTGTAACTAGTAATAGTAATTCACCAGCTTGGGTAAGAGGATTAAGAAGAGAGGGCGGTTTGGCTAAAGCACAGGAAGGTGGTGTTGATCAAATGCAACAAGTAATGCAACAGGTAGAACAAGCTCTTCAACAAGGAGCTCAACCTGAAGAAGTAGCTGCACAGTTAATTCAAAGTCAAATACAGCCAGAAGCTGTAATGCAAATCTTCATGCAGTTAGGTGTACCTCAAGAAGAAGCTGCCGGTATAGTGCAATCAGTAATGCAACAAATGCAAGGTGCTCAACAACAAGGAATGAGTAAACAAATGCCAATGGCTCAGAATGGAATAATACAAAGATCTGATCCAGCTATGGAGGAGTACATTAAAACAATGAATAAGTACTATAACAGAAAAGGTGAAGACAATGAATTCCTTCCTTCTGGAGCTGGTCCAATGACTGAAGAGCAGATGTATAACTGGAATGATATACAAGATGTTCTTCAACCTGGTAGTATTCCTCAAAAAAGTCAGTATACTCCTGAAGAAAAACTGCAACGTATGCAAAAATCAACAGAAAATTGTCCATGTATGAAAGATGCTATTGTACAAGGAAGACTTCAGAAAGTTTGTACACCATGTGAACAAATGCCAATGGCTGCCTATGGTATGCAGATGGGAGGCTATGATATGCCTTTTAGCTACAGCCATCCTTATCAGATGGCTTATGGGGGATTTCTTGACAGATACCAAACCAAAGGTGAAGTAAAACAAAGAATCTATACTGAAGATCAATTACCAGAAGATGCCCGTATAGTAGAGAAATTTACCAGAGGTAAAAAACCGGGAGACTTTGAATTACAAGAAGACGGTACTTATAGAAAGGTAACTAAGTATGATCTTAAACCCTCTGCTTCTAGTGCAACTAAACAGCAAACTGCAGCAGATTTTGCATCACAGTCTGAAGAGAATAAGAAACTACTAGAACAAGCTAATGCAATTATTGCAAGAGAAATTGATAATGGGACAATTGAAGGTGACCCAGCTGGTGGTCCAATTAAACTACTAGGTAATCTTAGCTTACCATTCAATGAAAGAATTATCTTAAGTAAAGCACTTAACTCTAACAAAGATTTTGGTACTGATAAATACAAGGTAACTAAGCAAAGTGCAACAATAGGTTACTCTAAAAAAGATGCGTCAGGAAAACTAACAGGTACCGGGTCATTTGTAGCAGGGTTTACTCCAGAAGACTATGAGAAGCGTTACCTATATGAGCAATTGAAAGGTATGGGTGCAGATGATGAAAGAGCATTTGCTGAAATAGAAAAGATATATAATGACCCAACTCAAAAAGCTAGTGTAAGAAGAGAGTATTTAAACTTCTTAGGTGTTGCAGCACCAGCAGATGATGCTGAATTACTAGATGCTAATTTCTATAAGACACGTTACAAAGATGTGACAACTGCTATGGAGAGGTTAGATGAAGGTACATTCAGAACTCCTGAAGCAGGTGGTAATGACTTGATATCAGGGTTTGATCACTTTGATGCAATGGGCTTTGAATATAATCCAGAGTATGAAGCTGAACAACAAGAACAGGAAGAGGAAACTACTGACACTGAAACAGAAGAAGATGTAAATGTACCTGTTCCTCAGTATGCTCCATGGTGGTTACAAGATACTATCAAGACAGCAGGAGCATTTGGTGATCTTATGGGTGTTAAGAAGTATTATCCTTGGGCACCTAAGTATAATCCTATGATGCCGGAGCCTACATTCTTAGATCCAACAAGAGCTATAGCTGCACAATCAGAGCAAGCTAGAATTCTTGGGGATACTATGGCTAAGCTATCTCCTAACTCTTCACTAGCTGCTTCTAGATTAAGTGGTCTTCAAGGAGAGTTAGCTAAAGGAGCTTCTGATACAGCTAATCAATATGACAAAGCTAACGTAGAGATAGCTAACCAATTTGCACCAATGCAAGCTGATGTAGCTAATAAAGCTCAAGAGTATAACCTTGGTCAGACTAAAGGTCTATATGATGCTAATACAATTATGAATCAACAGTATGACAATAGTAAGCGTGCTCTAAGAGGTAACCTTCTTAACCAGTACACTAACGCTATTACTAACCGTTGGAAGACTGATGCTCTCAATCAATTGTATCCACAGTACGCTGTTGATCCATCAATTGGGGGTAGACTTAATTTCAAAAAAGGTAAAGAACAAGATCCTACAGTTGCTAAGAAATATGGTGATTACTATGATGAAGCTTTTAAAGCTACGGGTGATGCAGATGCTGCTGCTAAGTATGCATTACTAGCATGGAAACAATCTCAAGGTATGTCTGCTAATGATCCGTCAGAAGCAATAATGTCTCATTATGATAATATGGCACGTGGTGGAATATTTGTAATGGGTCCAAGTTTAATGCCCCCACTGATCATGTAAACTTCTTAGGTTTATTAAACTTATAAAATTTTGATATTTTTACAATACAAAGAATACTAAAGCATGGCAACGTATTTACAAGGCGTCACAGATTATATACCAGAGTTTCAACCCTTTCAACCGGACTTGAACTTTTATGGTAATGTTCTCCAGACAAAGCAAACTCAGTATGATTCTAACTGGAAAGCAATAAACAATATTTATGGTCAGTATTTCTATGCTGACTTGACCCGTGAGAATAACATTGAAAAGAAAGATGAGTTATTGAAACAGATAGACTTTAATTTAAAAAGAGTATCTGGATTAGACTTGTCACTTGACCAAAATGTACAACAAGCTACGCAAGTATTCAAGCCTTTCTACACTGATGATCTTCTTATGAAAGACATGGCGTGGACCAAGAATTACGTTACAGATAGACAACGGGGACTTGCTCTTAAAAATTCTAAAAATAAAGAAGACCAGGGAATGTACTGGGATACTGGTATCCGGTATATGGATTACATGAGAGAAGACTTTAAGAAAGTATCTGATGAAGAATCTTTAACTTTTGGTAATGCGACTTATACACCTTATGTAAACTCAATGAAAGAGTTTCAGAAGCTTGCAAAAGATTACGGTGATATAACTACGGAACATATGTCTGATGACGGTAGATACTTAATCAGAGAAAAGAATGGTCAGGTTCTAGTGGCACCACTTACTTCTTTGTTTGAAGCCAGTGTAGCAAATGATCCAAGAATGGCTGATGTATATAGAGTACAAGCTATTGTAAATAGAAAGGACTATGTTGCCTCTACAAGAGATAGTGAGTTTAAAGGTGATGAAGGTGCTGCTGAAAGAGCATATCTTAATCAACAGAATAAAACTATTCAAGAGTATGTCCGTAGAAAAAAAGATCAGGCAACTGAAAAAGTAACTGTTACTAGCAATAACATAGCGGATGGTAAAATAGCTACTCAAACAGGTAATGATAATCCAATGACCTTTGATTATCTAGCTCAGTTACAGAAAGCACAAGGCATTTATCAAGCTGTTGAAAGCAGAGCTGATGATATAGAAACACAAGTTTCTAATGGCTCATCTACAATGACTACTTCAGGATATACACCTGATGACCAATTAGATATTGAGTCTCTCAGATCTAAGGTAGATGTAGGAACAGCGGCTATATTAATGGATCAAGATATTATAGAATCAGCTAATCTCTTTGCCTACATGGGTCATGAAACAAAGATGACTGCAGATCAATTTGCTTTAGAGAGTGTAAGACAAGCTAATAGACAATCACTACAGAAAAAGCAACAAGAGATTGACTATAATAAGATGGCCATTGAAGAAGGTCTAAAGACTCAGTACTACCTTTTTGATAATGAAACTGGAACAATTATAAAAAATCCTAAGTATCAACAAACAAGTGTTAAACGTGGTGCGGGTGCATCCGGTGGTACTACAGATCCTACTTCAGCTCCTGAAGAAAATGCAAGAGTTGAAGAAGAACAAGCAATGGATTATGGTTCATCTTGGTTAAATACAGTAGCTCAAATCTTAAGTGATAGTGAATCTACAAGTAAAATAACAAAAGAGAGAATGGCTAATATCCTTACTCCGTTCTCATGGGATACAGATGCTTCATTTAAAAATGTACATATTGATCCTGAAACTAAACAAGTTGTTTCTGACAGGACGTCTACTGAGCCTTGGTTTAATGCCATGGTTGATTATAACAAACGTAAGTTAGGTGTATTAGGAAGCTCATTGGAGATATCAAAGAGAAAAACAACAGAAGCTGCTTTAAAGTTATGGAAAGAAAATCCTGCAGCATATGTAGCTAGTTTAGATTCAAAGTCTTTGAAAGCTGTTAAAGCTAAAGCTGATGCATTTCTTTTGGAAAGACATGCCCTTGGTGACCAGAATGCAACAAATCTTTTAGTGAGTCCAGAAAACGTAAATATGGATATTTTGATTATGGGTAAAGAAAGTGATGAACTTATAGAATCCCATAATAAAAACATACTCACACAAGCTATGAGCGGTAGTTTACCGTTTACTGATAAAAATAGTAAGAGTTTAATTAACCTATACTACAATAATGGTAATCCCTTGAGTGAAAATCTATTTAAGACTTTTGCTAGAAACATTGTTCAGGGTCCTGAACGTGAGATATGGGTTGAGGCAAGAGATTATTCTGTTAGAGGTTTTGGTGATATGTTTGAATCTAGAGATTCAGAACAGAAAGGAACTTTCTCTAACAACCAAAAGTATAATATCAATACAATGTTTCAAGCTGGAGCTTTAACTCCTACTAACATTGATGTCTTTATGAAGAGAGACTTAATGCATAACATGCCTAAAGAACAGTATGTAGCATTAAGAAAAGAAATCTTAGCCACACAAGAAGAAGCTAAACGTATTAATAAAAAACGTGAGTCTGGGGAAAAGCTATCATCTGAAGAACGGTATGGAGCTGGTACAAAAAAAGATATAAACTCTGTAATTAAAAGCTTTACCTATAATCAAAACAACTGGGATGATGTATTAACTCAGACTTATCAAACCATATCAAGTTCTTTATCAAAAGACATTGTTTCAACAAAGATGTTATCTAAGAGTAATCTTATTGACTTTGGTTCAGAAGGTAGTAAGTATTCATTAGCTGCAACTGACTATTCAGGTCAAGAAGTAAATACAGATGTCATAGGTACTTTTGGTTACAATGCATTTCAACAAATGATGAACCAGGATCTAGGTAAATCTAACTGGCTTTACAATCAAGAGATGTTTAGAGTTTCTTGGGATGGTACTACAAGATCTGGATTTGAACCTGAATCAGATAGTGATGATGGAGAAAATCCAAAATTTAGAGCACAGGTTACTGACATGATATTAAGAGGTTTACAATCTCAAATTGGAAAAGGAAAGGGGACTGACTTTGGGTTGTATCAAGCTCAGATTGCCAATGAACACAGGGGAACTGGTGCAATGATTGTTTACCCTACATATGAGACTCTTAAAGCAATGGATCTTATTGGAACTGACAAAGCACCAAAGATGATATCAGAGTCTCAAGCTAGAAGAATTGTGACTAACGGTTTAGCAATTGCAGGACCAAGAACAGCATGGAAGAATGATTTGTTTATGGATAACAAAACAAGTCCGGCTGAAGGTGTACTTAATGCACTTGGAAAGATTGAATATGAAGATCCAATGGGTGGTGGTGGATACATAGTTAAAAAAACTAAAGGAGGTCCTGCCGACTACAGTATTACATTTAGTACAGTTACTTATGATGATTATACTGGTGAAAAGTATGTTGAGGAAAAGACAATGGACTATAGACAGTTTGGTAAAAACCTTGATGAGGCTTTGGTAAAAATGCGTTTTATGTTGAGTCAAAGATCTCAGACTAATATGAATGACTGGAGGATGAATCCAACTATCAGGAATAAGAACCAATCTATGTTTAATAGGTAATACAAAACTATAATGGCTGAAAATCAAACACCAGAACCAGAAGATATTTCTGGAGGTGCTCAAATGATTAATCAAGGTAGCACTGATATTGATAATTTCTTACCATTTGGAGGTAAAAATCCTATGGGTAATGTTACACCTGTATACAAATCTTCTCCTTTAAGACAGGCATATCCAGAAGTAAAGAGTCTTGATAACTCAACTTATCCTATTAAAGATAATATAACAGGATTAGCACCTTATACTAACAAACCTAATCAAACAGGTTTAATGTCAGCAAAAGAGAAAGCTAATGCTGACTTTGCAAGTATTAATAAAAGTTTACAGTCTTTTGAAGATAACAACGCATATGCTAAAATTCAAGCATATGATTCTTCTGCGGCAGGAGCACATAGAGCTAGATATAAAGCCTATGGTCAAGAGACGTTTGATAGAATTGGATTTAACCCTGAGATAAATAATGAAGCACTGTTTAATGCTGGAACAACAGGACTTGATGACACAGCAAGATGGTTGACATCAGCTGCATGGCCGTTGTTCTCTAGAGGTTTTATTGCTAACCCTAAAAGTTATGGAGGTATATTTACCGGGGACTTTGGACAAGACATTGAAGAAGCTAAAGCATATGAAGAATACAATGCTATAGGATACTCAAGTAAAGGTGGTATAGGTTCTTTCATCACAAATACACTTAACAGCTTTTCATATACAGCCGGTATTATTTTAGAAGCAATTACTGAAGAAGCTATTATTGGTGGGGTGATTGGTGCCGCAGGTGGACCACAAGGAGCAGCTGGAGGTTCATTTGTAGGAGGTGCAATAGGAGCTATTAAAGGACTTGCTGCTGTACCAAAAGCTTTATTTCAAATGGGTAGACAAGGGGCTACTCTTGCGGCTAATCTTAGAAGATTAGATGAGATGAGTGAAGCCAGAAGATTATATAATGAAGCTTCTAAAACAGTAGGTAACTTCTTTAACCCGTTTGATAATACTACCAATGCTGTATCAGCAGCTTTAAACAATGCAAACAACATAACAAGACTAGCTAGAGCTACAAATACATTTGGTGGATTCTACAATGATGTGAAGAACATCAACATGGCGCTTTCTGAAGGAAGACTGGAAGGTGGGTTTGTAGAAAATAACACATACAAAGAAATGTATGATGCTCACTATGCTAAGTTTGGAGTAGCACCTGATGATCAAAAGCAAAGAGAGTTTAGGGATGTAGCTAGAAAAGCTGGTTCAGATGCTACTCTATATAACACTATGTTGATTAACTACTCTAACAAGTTGGTTATTCCTAATGTAATGAGAGGTGGTGTGTTCCGTGGATTGGCTGGTTATACAGATGATATTGCTGACTTTGGTACTCACAGTATTCTACTTAACCCTAAGAAAGGTTTTGAATTAGTTAAAAACAGTTTTGTCAATTCTCTCAAGGCTTTAAAAAGCCCAGGAACCTATGGCAAGTTTGCAATGAGCTATTTCAAAAGAAACGTTACAGAGGGTGTTCAGGAAAATGCACAAGATGTTATATCGGAGTATCTACAGAAGTCTTATATAGCTGCCTATAATGACCCTTCTAAAGCTAACTTTGATTACTCTAAGGCTATTCTTAAAACTGCAATAGGTAAACAGTTTAGTGCTCAAGGTTTTGAAACTTTTGCTTCTGGTTTTGTAATGGGTTCTCTAGCAGGACCTTTGAATGCTCTACCTAAATACATGCAGATTGGATACAATAAATACTACAAATATGCCGGTGAGTATGATAAGTATGTAGAGGGTAGAGGTCAGTCAGGAAAAGAACTTGTTGATACTCTTAATACTATTTACAAAGACCCTAAAGAGTTTTTTAAACATAGATACTTTAACTATGGTACTCAATCATTAGCGGCTAAGGTAGCTGATGATAAGACTAGTACTTCTGCTGAATATATGGATCAGAGAGATGCTGCTTTTATTACTCAAATGCAGACAGTCTTGAGTACAGGAACAATGAAATATTTTGTAGATCAAATTAAGAGCTACCAACAGATGGCTCCGAAAGATGTAGAAGATGCACTTGGTCTTGCAGATGGAGAAGGTGTAAAAGCTATTCAACGTGTAGATACTATTGTAGGTAGAGCCAAGAGAATGGAGAGACGCTACAATTATATTAATAAAAAACTAGGAAAGAACCCTATAGATCTTAATCTATTTGACAAAGACTCTGATGACTATAACAAAGCTGCCTTATTACATAGTGCTTGGGAAGTGGGTGTTAATGCTCAATTATTCATGGGAGAGTCATTTGACAGAAACCTAGAAAGAATTGCAGCTATCACAGATACTTTTGGACAGATTAGTCAGTTCTCCAATATACCTACTTCTGCAATCATGCCATTGCTTGACAAGCAACGTTTAGCAAATGAGTTTGAGTTGCTTCAGAGTGAAATTAAAGTACTTGAGGGTAGCGGAGATAAAGCATCTAAAGAACTAAACCAGAAGAAGCAACAACTTGAAGACCTTACTAATTTCCAAAAAGCCCTTAGCGCTGTACAGATTACTGTAATTGAAAAGCAAGGAATTCAAATGCGTAAGCAAGAGCTAATGGATAGTGGTCTACCTGAAGACCAAGCTCGGGTTGAGTCAGTAAAAAGATTTGAAGAAGAGTTTGATGTACTTGCAACTGATTTGATTAATGACCTAAAAGAAGTAACTACACAGTACTTACTTAATCTATCTGGTTCCAATGTAGAGTTTACAAAACTCATGAATAAACTTCAGGAAGAAGGAGAGATAGATGGTATTGACTATGCAATAACTCAGTTGATTGACTTGCATAAGTTAGATCATGAGAATCAAGCATTGGTAAAATACATCAATGTACTTCAAGATCCTGTAGAATTTGCTATACATGTCAACAGAAATCTTTCCTGGATGACTGAGATGTATAACAATAAGACTGAGTATTTCAAAGACATGGTGAATAACACCATAGAGCAGAAAGAATACAATGACCTATTACAAGCATTAGCGGATAAAGGCATCTATGTAGACCTTAATGAGTTTGCAGACTGGATAGAAGACAAAACAAACCTTCCCACTCAGTTTGAAGATGTTGTAAATAAGAGAGTAGTCAAACAAGGAAGTGTGATGTATCAGCAGTATGCTGAGTTATTCTTGAAGCTAGCAGATATCCAATCTAGAAAACCTGCCGGAAACAAAGCTACTGTAGATGAACAACTCAAAGAAGAGTTAGATAAAGCTGAAGAAGAGAAAGCTGGTAAACTAGCTAAAGCTAAGGTTGACTATGATGATAAGCTTAAAGCAGCTATTGGTTATACAGAAGCAGAATATGCGGCCCTTAAAAAGGATGAAGCTACACCTGAAGTATCACCTGAATTACAAGAAAGACTTGATACTCTTACTAACTTAAAGGAACGCTTAGATGACAATGCTGTAAAAACAGATGAAGACATAGACAATCTGTTAGAAACTATAGCAACAGAACTTAAAGATCTTGAGCTATTAGAAGTATACAACATAAACGTACTAGCTCTTTCCAAAGACAGAGCTGGAAAGAAAAAAGCCAAAGAATACAATAAAGAAACTCCACAAGAATTCTTTGATGAGAAGACTAAGTCTGGTGATGTACAAGAAAAGAACAATTTCTATACTGCATACTATGGACGTTATGTAGCAAGCACTCTATTAGCTAAAGAAATCAAAGCTATTCAGGATGAGATTGGTGAAACTACACCAGAAGGAGATACTACAGAAGATATAGTAATTAAAGAACAACCAGTTTATATAGAGTATCAAGAGATTGTAGCTAAGATCAATGCAGACTATGAAAAGATCTTTGCAGAAATTCTTGAGAAGTACAAAGAGAAAGGTGCTAAAGCTACCTCTGTAACTGATGCTAGAACTGGTCAACCAGCTAAGCCTGCTATTACAGTAGACACACCATGGGACAGTCTTCCTAAAGAACTACAAGATGAACTGCAACCTTTGTTTGATACCTATGCTAAAAAGAGAAAGTATGCTGGTGAAGATGCAGCTACTAAAGCAAAAATCAGAGAGAATTGGTTAAAGACTCCTGAAGCTCAAGCTGTAGTAAAAGAATATGCTAATTCTCAAATAGGTGCTGAAGAAGAAGTAGAGTTTATTCTTGAAGAGGCTCCTACTCTTAGAATGAACAAGCGTACACCAGAAGAACTTTCTGAGTCCACATTTGAACAACTTCAAATAGATGTAGATGCTCTTCAAATACTTGTAAATAAGAAAACAAGGACTGACCCTAAAACAAACAAAGAGGTAACACTTACAAAAAAAGAAGTAGCTTTTGCAATTGAAGACCTTAAAAACCTCAGAGGTTACTTAGCCTTTAGAAGATCCATTACTCCTATTAAACCAGAAGCTGAAAGAGTTGCTCAGGTTCTTAAGAGAAATGTACTTGACCGTCAGGGTGAAGTCACTGTTTATAGAGACAGTGCAGGTAATACAATAGGTAGAAGATTAGAAGGTATTGACTATGAAGATGGTGAATATGCTGCAAGAGTAACTCAAGAGCTTTATGAAGTTCTTAAAGAGATTAATCCTGACTATGAAGAGTATCTTTATAATGGAATGAAGCCTATAGTAAATAAACAAACTGGTAGAATTCAATCTAGTCCAATTGATAGTTTGCTTACTGAACTGGATTTATATATTAAAGATGGTGATGAAAAAACTCTAGAGCAAAAAGTTACTAAGCTTACGGACTTACTGCAGAACTACTATAAGCAAAAAACAATTGACAGATTTGGTAGTGAGAAGAAGTTGCAAATGCTTAGAGAAGTATTTATTCCTGTACAAAAAGGTAAGAAAAAAGCCACTGGTAAAGAGTTTACAACCGCCAATATCAAAGCTGCTATAAATGAATTAGCTAATATAGGTAGTGCAATAGCAGGAACAACAGTAGATAAACTTGGACGTGATTTTTTCATGGGTGAGAAAATTACTAAACCTGCTAACATGTCTCCTGAAGCATTCAAGTCTTTATTAGATATCTTAAACCGCTTTGCTAATCAGATACGTGATAACAACATGGTTGTCATTTCTGAGAACATGCTTGTCTTTGATAAAGACTATGTGACTAAAGATGGTAAAAAACGTGGTATTGTAGGTGAGATGGACTTACTTGGATTCAAGGTTGATGGTAAGTTTATTATCATTGACATGAAGACGGGTACTACAAATCGTTGGAAAAACTTTAATCCTAAAGCAGATACTGAGGTAGACTTACTTGCTAAAGGAACTGACAGTAAAGGCATCTCTATCAGCAAAGATATTATTGACTGGAAGAAAACAGGATTTGATAGCTTTGAGGATGCTGATGAAAGAATGGATGGAATAGAGGGTATTACTATTAAAGAAACTTACGGAGCTTCAAAAAGAGGTGTGGTTACTGGATTGGTTACAATTGATGGTCCTAATGAATCAAGAGATGTTGAAGTTGTTTTCAATACTGATAAGTATACAGCTAAAGGTTCTCAAGATAGATATAGTAAGAGACCAGACTATAGTATTCAACAGACCTTCTATAGGAATGCCTTTAACAATATGTCAGGAGAGATGCCTGAAGGTATCTTCCTACTACCATTTGAAGTAGTACTAGATGGAGAGGATGGTTATATCAAGTCACTTAAGCTACCACCAATTGCTGATAAAGAAACAATGCTTATTGAACTTGAGCCAGTAGAAGAAGTAAACAACTATCTACCACTTAAGACTATGGCACCTGCTGAAGGTGGTGAAGGTACAGCTAAAACAAAGAAAAGTAAAAAGAAAAAGACAACTACTGATGCTGCAGTAGACATAGAAGCTAGAAGGGCTGAAGGAACAAATGCTAGAGGTACCACTTATAAAGGAGAAACTACTGAAAAAGATGAATTAAAAGTTACTAAATATTCTGAGTTTTCTCCTGATGGAAAAAGAATTACTAAAGGAGGTAGGATAATGACACCTGCTGAATTTATAGAAGAATATGCTATAACTGACCAAGATCATTTAGAAAATCTTGAAGGAGCCACAGAAATAAGAGTATATGAAGTAAAAGTTGGTAAAAATGGAAAATCAGGAATAGACATAAAAGTCAGTTATCCAGATTTGGACCTAGAAATAACTGTTGGGGGACAAGAACTAGCCGCTTTAGGGGAGACTGAAGAGGAAGAACAAGAGCCTACTGATATTGTAGAGTACAAACCTAAGTCAGCATTGCTCAAAGACAATGTAGGTAAGCAAGTACTCTTTAATGGTATACTTGGTTCACTAGTTACTTTCCCGCATCAAGGTGGTGACTTTGCTGTTGAAACAGAAAATAGTGTATACCCTATCAATGCTAATAGTGATCAGACTCTTAATGATGGAGGTGTATCAACTGTTAGAGTTAAGGGTAGTGATGTCTTTGGTGACCCAGTAGTAGCTGGTCAGATCTATGAAATTGAGTTTGTCAATGAAGGTAAAACAGAAGCCCTAATAAACGGTGTCCCTTATAGAATTTCTAGAAACACTAAGGGTGGAGTTAAGTCTTTAACTTATAGAGTTAATGATAAAGCTCTTTCTGATATTTCTAAACAAATTAATGATCTTGAAAAAGACCTTGCTAAGTTAGAAAAACAAGCAGACAAGCTTGCAAAAACAGATCCTGAAAACATTCAAATGACTCCATTGATAACCAAAGCAATGGGTCTTAGAAATAAGATTGAGCTTCTTAATGGTAGAAGAGATGATCTGCAGGATACTAACAAAGATGTAAACACAAGAGATAAGAATCTTATTCAAGCTTTACAAAGTATGTCAAGTACATTTGACAATTCTAAAGGTAAAGATGAGGAAGATGCTGATCTTGAAAAGATGAAACTACTAGAAGGTGAAGTACTACAAGCTATGAATGATATCCTTGATGAAGGATATCCTGAGAAGTTTGACATGCTTATCTCTGACCCATCATCTTTGAAGAGAGAAGACACAGATAGATTCACAGCTTATGTTCAAAAGGCTAAAGAAGCATTTGAAACATTGAAAATACAATATGCAGCAGAATCAAAACTTACAACACCAATAGAAAAGGGTGTTGCTCAATTGGGAATTGTGTTAAATTATATTAAGAACCTAGAATACACTCAGAATGGAAAAGTCAAGAAGCAACAGCCAGCAGAAACCAAAGAGCTCCAAAGAGAGTTACAAGAAAATGAAGATGAATCTATTATTCAGGACGCTATCAGAAGACAACCAGGGGAAGTTCCTGGAGCAAAAGCTGCACCAGGAAGAAAAGCCAAAGATGTAGATGATCTTAAGAAAGCTGTAACACGTGGACTAACAGGTAAGACTACTCAAGAGTTAAATGACATACTAGATGAAGAGAATGAAGGCATCAGTATTGTAGACATAGAAGAAGCATTTGAGAATGCTACAGCTGAAACAATTGATGAGATCTATGCAGATTTCTTAACTCAAATTCAAGATGGACTAATATCAATAGGAGATCCTAATATACTTACTGAACTACGTGATAAACGTAAGCTTGAATTAGGGGCCAAAATTGAGAAAAATACTATTGAAGTGGGTACTTATCTTATAGGTAAAAGAGGTAAATTTACAGAGATAGTAGAGGTAACTAACATCAATGAAGGAGAGTACACTATAGTACCTCTAGGTTCAGAAGAGGAAAAGGTAGTCTCATTGAAAACTTTACAAAAGAACTACAAAATGTACAGTGAAAACATGGATGAAGAGCAAGGAGATGTTGATATTACTGATGAAACTGAAGAGTCAGCACAAGAGACGCCAGAAACAATTGCTGATGTACTTAATGATGAGACTGTGATAAATAATGCCATTGGGGAAACTAGTAAAATGACTAGAGAAGAACGTAGAGCTCAGATGGCAGAGGAAAATAAAAAATGTAAATTAAAAGGTTCTCAAGATGGCTTGTAAAATAACTGAAAAGCAGGTACTCAATATATATACTGATATCTATGAGGAATTAAAAGTAGGAATGGACAACCCGTCTGTCCCTGCTTTTGACATATCATCATACATGAAAGATCTTTATGATGATATGGTAGACACTTCTGACCCAGATTCAGTACAGAAAACAATACTTACTATACAAGCTGTTCCTGATATCTATCTACAGGTAGCTTTAAGAGAGGATGTTAAAAGTTATATTCTTAAGACTCGTAAATTAAAGGAGTCCCATATGGATATCATGCAGATGTCTAAGGATTTTGAAGATACCAATACAGTATCCAAATTTCTTACAACAGCTAAGGTATCTAAGAAATATGTAGAGGCTGCCATCAAGGTTTCCAATATGGCTAAAGGTCGTATGAAGGTTATTAATGACATTGCCATGATCATTAATGAAGTATTGATGTGGAGTGCCGCAACTGGTAGAAGAAAACCTATATCTGCATGGACACTTACTGGTCAAGAGTTTATTCCTATCAATCCAGAAGGTGCTACAGATGAAGAGAGAAATGCTATAATTGATGAGTCTCAAGTGATGGCTTATAAAGTTATCCGTGAGATTGTTGCTGCTGTACAAAGCGGTACATCAAAAGGTGATGAAGTACTTTACCGTGGTATTCCTATAATGATTCAAGCTATTCCAAGTGAGGATATTGACATCCAATACTTTGATGACTCTACTCAAAAGAACTATGCTGAGAATAAGATTATTAATGGTGTTCCCTTTAGAAGATTACATGCTGAGGGTGTTAATGCTGTAATGTCTGATACTGAAGGTAATATACTTTACTTTGATGAAGAGGGTAATATTACTGACCAAGAGTCAGGAGGAAGACCAGTACTTCAAGGATTTAGAAAAGTTACTGTAGATAAGAAAACAGGAAAGCTTCTGTTAACTAACAAAGATAATTATGCCACAGTACTTGTGTCTCCTAAAGAGATTGCTGACAGGGCCAAAGCAGACGCTGAAGCTAAAGGTATTGAATTTACTCAATCTCAGTATGACTATATAGTAAAAAGGCAAGAAGAAAGAATAGAAAAGGAAGTGAATGATCTCTATCTTCTTAGAGAAAAAACTCTAAGCCGTACAGGTGAACCTATACTACTACCTATTACAGGAGGAACCTTTGGTATTGTTGAGGCTAAATTTATAGATATGTCAGAGACTTCAATTAAGTCAGAAGACATAGGTGAAATGCATACAGATAATATCAAGGGTGAAGGTGCGGGTTTGACTTACATTACTTTAAAGAATGGGAATCCTTCTGACCGTGTATATCTGCAAAGAGCAAACATGCCTGAAGATCTTATTGATAAGATTGTGAATGTACTTTTTACAGATGCCAAGCTTAAAGGAGGTAAGACATTAAGTGCAAAACAAAGAAGAGACTTTGCTAAGATATTCTTAGGACCAAATCCTACATTAGGAGCGGGATATAAGGTCACTCCAGTCTATATAAATCTTCCTATAATTGATGGTATAGAAACTTTAGAGATTAGTATAAACGGTATGTATCTAGATCTTGAAGAAGAAGGTTCAGATGAAATACTAAGAGAAGCTCTTAAGGAACAGATTAAAGGAACAAGAGATACATTCAGTGCACCTTTAAATTACTCTTCAGACTATGTAAATAAAGATTTCATAGACTATGAGATTAATGGAGATAAGATAACAACAAAAGAAGTTGACTACTTTACTTTTATTAAACCCTTTATTAAAATTCTATACACTCAAGAGTCTGCTCCATATATACAAGCCCGCAATGCTTATTTGAGTTATGCTATTCCAACTGATGTTCTTTCTGATATAGAGATAGAAGAGAAGGAAGAAGAAGCACCGGCAGTGAAAGGTAAGATTACAAAGACTGCTGAAAAGGATACAACAGAAGAGGAAGATGTAACGGAAAACATTGGAAAGATTACTTTCTCAGAGCACAAGACTGCAGGATATGCTCCAGTAAAGCAAGCTGTAATTGCTATGGCAGACTTAGTGCTAGCATTCAATCCTGCAAATGTTACAGGTGGTTCTAATACAGTTACACAGAATGCAGTAGATAGCACTGGTAAACCATACTTTCCTCAAACCTTTAGTAAACGTGGTGGGAAGCTTGAATTAACACCAGCTGCTATTAATAATCTAGTAATTCAAATTAATGCATCCCCAGGCGGAGTGCTTACTATTACAGGTGGAGATATTACTGCACTAAAAGGTTATACTCAAGATGTACTAGATAATTTTATGTACAATACTCTTAAAGCTGTTGTAGAATCTAGTAATCTTAAATTAGAAATTACAAATGTTATTACCACAGGTCAGACAGGTATTGAAGAAGCTGCTACAAAAGCTGCTGCTAGATTAGGTCTTGAGACTAAAGTAGTAGCACCAAAAGATTGGTGGACTAAAGAAATGTCTAAGCCTGTAAATAAGTTTGCTAAAGGTAAAAAGGCTGCCCCAGATAGACGTTCAAAGGAAACTAAGTTCAAGGCTAGATTTAAGACTAAAGCAACTCCATCAAAAACTGCAGCTAAAACGGTTGCTAAAACAAAAGAAGTTCTTTCAGAGGAAGACAGAAAAATATTAAGTGAGAGTGCTATTAATTTCAGTGGCTTTAATAGATCAATGAGTGTAGCATCTTTCTTTGATAAATACTTTGTTACTGAAGCGGATAAAAAGAGAGCTGACAACTGGTGGAGTAATTCCCCTTTGTCTACAGCAAAAGATAAAGAGGGTAACCTGCTTATTCCTGTTACTGTAATTACTGAGATACTAAACTCTGATGCATTTGCAACATGGTCACGTGCAGGTATTACATTAAATCAAGCTGATGGTGGTACATCTGTTGACCTTTATCACGAAGCATGGCATGCATTCTCTCAGTTGTACTTGAGTATAGATGAGAAGACGGCACTATATGAAGCAATGAGAAAGTCTCCTAAGTGGGCTAATGCAGAATTCATAGATATAGAAGAAGCAATAGCGGAAGACTTCAGAGACTTCATGCTTGGTAAGACTAAGCCTAAAGGTATCATTGGAAGAATCTTTGATAGAATTGCAAGAGCCATAAGATTACTATTTGGTAAGCTTACAAAGAGAGACCTCACTAGACCAAGAGACATAGCTGAAGTAAAAGGATACTTTGATGCATTGTACAAAGGTGACATCAACCATCTTACTCCGGCTATAGAAAATGTAATGCCTGAGTTCAATGTACTCAACAGATCTAAAGCTATTGAAGTTATAAAATCTGAAAGTAAAAACTACAGTCCATTTACCATTGATGACTCTAAGAGAGCCGTAGATGCAATGGATAGTATCATGGCGGATGTTTTCTTAGACTATAACGCGTATTTTAAAACAACAGCTGGTGTTTCAAGAATTTTGAATGATGGTTTAAATAGAGAAAAAACTTATGCAAAAATACTTGAAAGGCTAATACTTAAAAGAGACATAGCTCAAAGAGAACTCAAAGAACTAGCTTCTGAGAATAGACAAAGTGATACTCCAGATCTAGATACTCAAGCTGTACTTTCTGATAATGTCTTGCTCTTAAGCAAAATGGTAGACAATTTTGGAGACATAGATATTTCTCTAAAAGGTAAAGAAAAGAAAGGTCTTGTTGCTTACCATATTAATAACACAAGATTTAATGTATTAAAAGATACCTATGTAGAAGTAGATGAAGATGAAGCTGCTATAGATTCTGTAGGTCAGATTATCCCATCTACAGAAGGTAATACTAAATCATCTAAAGAACTAGCTTCAGAAGATACCCTAATGCTTATCTCAAGTATCTTCAAAGTAGACAAAAATAAAGACGGTACCTTTACTAGAGTACAGGATAAACTAGGTTTTGATATCCTTGAGTCTAAAGATATCATGTGGAATAAGCTAGCAAGAACACTTGCCGGTTCACTCACTGATGAGGAAATCTATGTTAAGCTGATGGAATATTCAAAAAACTATCCAGAGTTTAACCAACTGATGGAGATGTTACATAATCCTCTATCAAGCGAATCCTATAAAAGTACAGCTGAGTTCAATACTACAACAAGATTTTGGCAAGATTTTAAAAAGCCAAGAATCCCATATGTACAATTGAACATTACTAAAAGACAAGTAGCTTCATTAGAGGAAGGTATCCCTGATAAAACAGAGTTCTCATCTAGTATAGTAAATGCAAACTTTGATGTTTATGCTGTATTCAAAGTATGGTCTGCTAACTTCCAACTAGCTGACCCTTCTCCTAATAATTTTATCACCAAGGATAAGTTATCAAACATATTAGACATTGATTTGATTATTTCTGAATTTAGTAAAGGTGATAAATTTGATTTTAAAAGATCATTTGAGTTTCTTGAAGCTCTTGGAATTACCTTAGATAGAACAAGTGCTGAGATCAGCGCTATGATGGAAAAGTCTGGTTTTGCAAAAGTGTATGGAGTAGATTATATCTTCAGCTTGCTCAAGATGATCAACAAAGCTGCTAAGTCAGATGATCTTAAAAAAGTAGCAGCTGCTAAAGAGTTCAGCCGTAATCCTATTAAGTACTTGATGGATGGTTTACCTGAAGACTTAAGAGAGAGTGCTGAGAATGCAGAGGATGTAAGAACAAGACTAAGAGAATTAGCTGAGATAAACATTAAGTTCTCTGATAACTATGCTAACTTTAGTGTACTTAGTCCTGAGAGAAACCGTGTTTGGGAACACTTCTTAGACAGTACACTTACCCGTACAATGGGTGCCCTAAACAAGGCAAAAAGCTTTAAGTATCTGATTGATGAAGATGAGCAAGAGTTTGATGTAGATGGTGACTTCAGACACATGCGTTGGTTGAGAGATTCAAACAATCCACATATCAAGCATAGTGTTAATATGAACTCTATCTTCTATATGGATCCAATGAATAGCAAGTTTGGAGAGAGAAGAAGAGTAAGTGATGAAGGATTTAATGAGCTAGAAGTAATCAACGTAGCGGGTACTCAGGTATTAGAAGAAGGTAGCTTAACTCCAGAAGATGGTGTATCTACAAGTTCTGCTGATGCAACTACTAAGTTCCTACAAGAAATGAATACTATGTTGTTACGTGGTGTTCAGGAGTTCATGCGTCACGCATCTAAGTCTATGGCTCAAGGTATCAGAGCTAGAAAAGTAGACACTGCTAACTTTGATAATCCAGGAAAAGAAACAGACTATCTTTATGTAGACATTGCTGATTTCCGTCCTGCCCGTAGAGGTGAGGGTGAACTAGAAGCATTTGATATTATCAAAGGTTATGTAGCTGGTGAGCTTGAAAGAATCCAGAGATTTAAAGCTAATCTCAAAGATGATAGTATCACAGATACAGAATTGCAGATGAAGAACTGGGCTGGTTACAATAGAAAAGTCAGAAAGAAAGACGGGACTATTGTAATGGCAGGTGAAGTATTTACAGCATTTGATGATGTTCTTACTGAAGACACTAAAGAAATGCTTTATGATATAGATGGAGATTTACTTGAGGCTTTAGATGAAAATGATGATCTGTATCAAGCTTTAAAAAATGATGTAGATAACTATTTTGACAAGCAAACTAAAATCAATCTAGATGTTTTAAGTAAAGCTAGATATGTTGATCCAGCTTTGACTGAGGTTGCTACACAAGAAGGTTTGACAAGAAAGCAAGTTGATGAAATCTTAATTAAAGCCTATACATACAACTCTTGGATTCATAACTATGAGTCAGTGATTCTTACTTACGGAGACTTAGCTCAGTATAACCATGAGAAAGAAGAGTTCCATAAGCGTAATGCAGGTATGACAGCTCCAGGAAGAGGTTTTAGAGCTGACCAAAGAGCAAGAGACTATATCAACAGCTCACTCTTCCCTAGACTTTATGCTCAGAAGAAAGGGTATAACATTAGAAACTATGATGGTAGAATACACACAGCTATCATTAAAGAGAAAACGCTTAACTCAATCATGTATGATGAGTACAAAGAAACTCTTTATCAAGATATCTTAACCCGTCTTAAGGATAACAAGACTATTAAGAACAAAAAAGACTATGCTAAGAAGCTTTCAGAAACTGAAGCTAAGGCATACTTAGGCATGGAAGAAGGTGATGGTCAGGGACATGTTACTCTAGAGTCTTACCGCATGCTTAAGACTTTGGAGGGTAACTGGACTGATGAACAAGAAGAGCTATATAAAAGAATTGTAAACGGTGATAAGCTATCAGTAGAAGATATCATTGAATACTTCCCACCTTATAAGTTACAGTACTTTGGAAACATAGACACAAAAGGTTTGTCTGTTACATCATTCCATAAGTTCTCATTAGCCCCACTTATTCCTTCTGTAACAGGATCAGCAAAACTATCTGCGCTACATGACAAGATGATGAAGGACAATGTAGACTATGTAGTCTTTCAGTCAGGTTCTAAAGTAGGACACATTGCACCAGACGGAAAGGGTGATACTATCTTTGATGAAAATGGTGATCTAATTAAAGACTCTAAGTTTACAGTAAATAAAGTATTCTCTGAGTTCTTGAAGAATCAGACAGAACTTAACAGTACATATAAAGAGAAGTCTATCTTCTCTACTCAGTTACGTAAGTTGATCCTTGAGGGTCTTTATGAGAGAGGTGTAATACAGTCTACTGATGAGACTCAGATTACTAGTGATAAAGTAAAGCGCTACATTGATAATGTCTTTGAGTACACTAATATTCTTAAAGTAGAATTACTAGAGAAGATTGGTTATGATGAGAAGACCGTAGATGGTAAACTTGTCTATACACCTAGAGATAAAAAGAGCACAGAAAAACTAGCTGAACTTATTCGCCAGGAACTTGAGAGAGATGACACATTGGGTGACCACTTGATTGAAGGCTTTATAGATGTAACTGAAGATGGTTCATTGAGAAATGACTTATCACTACACCCTGAAGCACCGAAGATTGAGAAGTTGTTACTATCTGTAATCAACAAGAAAATCATCAAGCAGAAAGTAAAAGGTGAGCCATTGGTTCAGGTATCTGCTGCTATGTATGAAGGAGTGTTTGGAAGTCCTATTGCTGATCTTACTAATGCTACAGAAGCACAGAAGAAAAAATACAAAGGGTCTAACTTCCTGCCAACATACCATAGAAAAATTATTGACCTTGATGCATTATACAAAAATGCAAGTAAGGAAAGTCTAAAGGCAGCTTTAAAAACTAAAGAAAGGATACAAGAGGAACAGTCAGCTTATTGGACTCCTACCCATCAACAAGCTCTTAGAGATGAGATACAGTATCTAAAAGATGTCATTGCAGGTAGAAAACCAAAAGTTACTACAACAACAGACGGTACTACAGCAGCTATGAAAGTTATGGTTGCCTTACAAGGTGACTTTAACTATCTGTTGAACCTAGAGCATAATGATGGAGAAGAGATTGGTACTATTGACCGTCTCAATGAAATGATTAAAGAAGACTCTTGGTTAGATAAAGGTACTAACAGACAAGCAGTAACTATGGCTGCTGTGAGAATTCCAGTACAGGGTCTTAACTCTATGGAATTTATGGAGGTGTATCACTTCCTTCCACCAGAAGCCGGGAATATTATTATACCACCATCTGAGATTGTTGCTAAATCAGGAGCTGACTTTGATATTGATAAGTTGACTACGTTTATGCCCAACATATCTGAGGACGGTACTGTAAAAGGTAGACTACTTAAAAAAGGTAAAACTAAAGAAGAGAGCATTCAGATTCTAAAAGATGCCGTAGCTGAAGCTAGAAAGAATAAAGAGTCTCACACTGAGATTATCAAAGCTCAGAAAGCTGCATTAGAGAATGAACTCATAGAAGACATCAAAAACATTCTTGAGCTTCCACAGAACTACCCTTCATTGATTAGACCAAACGGTACTTATATTCTAAAGCCAATTGCAGATGAGCTTGCTCAATATGTGATGGAGTATGACCCTTATAAGAACATGTCTTCTGATTCACCAAACTACAAAAACGTAGATGAGAATGGGGTAAAGACAGTTAAAAAGGTCATTAGTCCTACGCGTGTTCTAGAATCTGGATACAACATATACAAGCATGAGTCTAATGAGATTGGTAAGAAAACCCTTGGTCTTGGAGCTATAGAAAACACATTTAATGTAATCATGAATTCATTAGATGCTAAGATGCCGGCTACATACCTGCAGGGTAAAAGTAAGACACCAAGAAAGATGGAGTTACTCCTTAGACACCACACTACAATTAATAAAGATGGTGATGAAGTAATATCAATAGCTAGTAGATATGATGTAGATAATGTACACAAAGTAGCTGACTTGTTCTCCCAGTCTATCAATGGATGGGTGGATGTTGAGAAAGATGCATGGATCTTCTTTATCCAAGGAAACTATGAGCTTGCTTCAACAACGCTATACCTAATTAAAGCTGGGGTACCTGTAAAAGAAGCTATCTTCTTTGTTTCACAACCACTAGTTAGAGAGTATGTAAAAGAACAAAGACAAGGTAATAGTACATTTGCTGAACCACTTGGTAAAAAATCTGATTCAAAAAGCAATGTAAAGAAGGATGCTGCTTACCGTGTAATGAAAAAAGCATTTGATACTCCTATAACTAGTGATAAATACTATGCTCAGAGACGTGCTCTTTCAGATAAATACTTTGGAGAAAAAGATAGAAACTTCAATGAGGCAGAAATGTTAGAGCTTATTAAAAATTCTCAAGTGCGTCAGGGTAAGATTGAAGCTGAATTTTTTGACAAAAACGGAAGAATGCCGTTAGAAGCTGAACTAGAAAAACTAGTAAAAAAGGCTCAGACAGCTGCCAATAAAATAAAGTATAGTGGATTATCTCAACTTATGTTCTTGCACTTCCTAGAGATAGAACAACAGATTGAAGGTCTTACAAAATTAAAGATAAACTCAAACCCTGATACAAAAACTGATTCAACGGGTGCTGATGTAGAATTAACTGAGTCTGCAAGAAAAGATCTTGAAGATGATACTAAGATTGACCAAGATTTAAGAACAGCCTTAAGGTATGACTCGGTAACTAGTGCAATGTATAATAATGATCTTATACTAGCTTTGCTGCAACCTTTGATGCCATTAAGATATCACCCTAATTTATCTGAATGGATTGTTACAAATCTTAAAATGTTCAAAAGCAATGTAGACAATACTTTTGGGTCAGGGAAAATTGCACAAATGATTGGAACCTTTAGAAATGATCTAGTGAGTATGCTTCTTCAGAATGCATTGAGAAAGTTTAATCTAGGTCCAGCTTACAAAGGTTACAACACAAGCACAAAAATTCCTGTAAATCTAGTAGACAACTTGAAGTTTGGTGCTTATGTAAAGAAAAATGATCAAGGTCAGGACACTCTTTACATTGATGAGATGCAGTTGCGTCAAGACTTTGAGTATGGTTTATGGAAAGAAGGTTCTGAGTTTGAGGGTTCATATGAAGATAGAGGCTTATACGCACTAGATTCATCATACTTTAAGTCTAATGGAACTACTAACATAGCAGAGTATTATGCTTTTGTAGCTGAGAGAGAATACCTGAGATCTATTTACTCTACAGAAGAGATTAGTAAGACTGCTGAATTTAACAGTGAGCTAAGAGGAATAAAGATTACTAAACCTGAGTTAGATAAAGTTGCTCAAGCAAGATATGCTTATGAGAAGATACTAGCTATGAAGGCCCTGGATAACACTTACAATCCTCATAAGATGTTTAAAGATCCAGAGAATGCATATGCTGTTAAATTCAAAGAGTTAATGCAAAGAGATGAAGAGGTGTACGGAGGAAAACTTAAAAAAGAATATCCGGTACTTAGCAGACTAATGCTAGATACTAACTCTACAGAAAGTGTATTTAACTTGTATCTGAATGAGAAGGACTTTACCAACTCTTTGTCTAATCTTTATAATAAGAACTTTGCTGACCTTGCTAATCCAGGAGTAGTTAAAGTAGCTGATCCAGAAGAAAACAAATTAATAAGTGATTTCTTCTCAAGAATGCCATTGATGTCTTTGATGCAAACTGGACTTAACAAAACTAAGATGAACTTCAATAATGTAGTTCCTTTAGAATTGTATACTGACCTCATGAGAGATCAAGGTGACATGTTCATGGATATTCTTGATGATGAAGAAAAAGTTGATACTTTACTAAATAGATTTTTTAATCTGTTTATTAATCAAAACAACATGCTTAATTCAGAGAAGAGCAGATTTAAAGAGCTTTTCTTTGTAAATGATCTTGAGAATATCCCACGTCCAAAAGAAGCAAGGAAGAAAAAGGAGCCAAGAAGCAACTATATAAAAGCTACCAATACACCTAATCTTTATATTTATTTAGATTCAGAAGAAGAATATAAGGAGATGGTTGCTAAACATCCAGATATTGTTTTTGTAGCTAACTCACCAAGAGCTTTGATGACAGATAAAACAAAGATCTTTGAAGGTCAATCAAGACTGAGTAAGATTGATGAGTCAATGACTATACTTTTCCCTACTTCTAATTTAGCATTAAATGATAACTTTACAGGAGTAAAATCTAAGGCGTTTTTTGCAGTAAAAGGATTGTTTGAGGATGCTATAGAGGAGATACAACATGACTTGTCTAGAGGTGTTAAGATAGCATTCCCTAAGACTGGATTTGGTGATGTACGCTTGATGCCTAAAGAATTATTTGTATATTTAAGTAAAAGACTCTATGAGGAGTTTGGATATGTGAATCCGGGTTCTACCATGTATGCAGAAGTTGTAGAGATGATAGCGGAAGAACAAGGTATCAGTGATGCTGAAATAGAGTTTAATTTTGATGAGGAGAATAATCCCTTTAAATGTAAGATATAATGGAGTGTAGTAGTAAGATGAACAGCCTTGATATGCTTAAGGCTGAAAACATCATTAGTGACGTAAGAGTAATTCAAGACTTCCAAAGATTTGATGATGCTAATCTTAGACTAACTGAGTTTGCCAAAAGAACTTATGGTCTAGCACCTACACCAGGTGAACTACTATACAGTGTATCTGACAAAAAAGTAAACGGGAATGTTATATATAGAGCTGAACCTAATGAACTGCTCTTCTCAGTATTAGACGGGTTAATTGATGAGCAGGAGACTAAGTTGCTCATGCAAAAGAGAGAAGCTTCTAATGAAGATGACATAGCTTCTTTTATGAGAGAGGAGCCTAAAGAAGGTGTAAAAGAACTCTTTGATAATAATCCAGAACTAGTTACCATAGGTACACAAGAACAATACACTGCTTATCTAAATAGTATCTTTCCTGAAAGCACTGTAAAAGATATTGTTTATCATGATGCTTACAATGGGGATATAGTATCTGAAGGATTTCTTAAAGAAAGAATTAATCAAGGTGATGGTTTATTTCTTGGAGATGGGTTTTACTTTTATTTTAGAAAAAATGTTAGTATAGTAGAACTTAGAGAAGAGTTTCTTGAAGATAAAAATAACATATTAACTGATCCAGATTATTCTAATTGGGAAGAACGTAATTTTACTGAAGAGCAATGGGAAGAAGCATGGAAAGACTTTAAAAGAAAGTCCCAAGGATATTCTATGTCAAGAAAGTATAGTATACCTGTTATAGTAAACGTAAAAAAAACATTTAAAAAATACGGAGAGACTTATAATGACATAGTAAAGAAGCTTAAGGAAAAAGATCCAAAATTTATGCCTTCAAGTTATTATAGTGTAGTTGCAGAAATGTTGGGTGTTGATAGTGATACTTTAAACAGAAACACTAATAGAAAGTATATAGATATTGCAAACAATTTCCCTGTTATTACAAAATCCATTTCTGATCTTTTAAATGAAAAATTTGGATATGATAGTGTCAACAATCAACTTGGTAATATTAAAGAGTTATTAGTATTTGAACCTGAGCAAATCCACATACTAGGTTCAGAACAAGATATTGAGGGCTTTAGAAGGTTTGTTAATGACCCTACTGGACTTAATGTATTTGAGAATATAGATTTGAGTCAGACTGAATATTACGGTGAGAACAATGAGAGCGTGCCAGTTATGGTGGACGGTATCAGAGTTGGGGACATTTCATATGGTCTTAGCGGTAATTATGCTGTAATCAACTTTGCAAATATACCTGATGAATATAAGAAAAGCGGGGTACTGAAGAACGCTGTGATTGAGCTAGGAGAAACGCTTAAAGCGGATGGCTTAACATTGGTATCTGATGCTTTAGATCCACTTACCAACATGGTATGGGCGGAACTTATTATGGATAACCAGGCTCACATCAATGAAGACCTAGTATATGCATATGGTGAAGGTCCCATGAATATGGGTGTCAAGAGTGACATGGACATAGAAAGATCAGCTGTACTAGGTACTATCTTTGCTCAGAAATTATCTGAGTCTATGAAGACTCCTTACCAACAAATCACCCGGGAGGAAGCTTCTAGGATTCTAAAAAATTCTCCTATCAAATATAATGGTGAGCCAGCATTCTATTATGCCGGTACAGTGTACTTTATAGAAGGAGGTCTTACATTAGATACAGCACTACATGAATTTTCCCATCCCCTCATAGCTGCAATTAGAAGAGATAACTCTAGGCTATTTGATAACTTGTATGACCAACTTATGGGTACAGATGAAGGTCAGATGCTTAAAGAGAAAATGGCTAGACTCTATCCTGAACTACCAGAGGGAAGCGTTCTGTATAAAGAAGAGATGCTAGTACATGCATTAAGTAAGAGAGCAACCAACCAAATAAGACAAGAGATTGAAACAGACGGCTTCTCTAGATTTATTAGAAACTTACTGTACGCAATCAAGCAGGCCCTTAAAGGTATCTTTGGTAGAGTAGATGTTGCTGACATAAATGCTAATACTACACTAGATCAATTAGCACAAAAGGTATTAACCCAAAGCTTTGAGATTGCTAGTAAGATGACTGATGAGGAGGTAGCCCAGTTTGCCAGAGCAGAGAAAGCCCGTATCAACAAGTTAGATAATACTAGTAAGGACCTTGCTAAAAATATTAGTGCTGATGCTATGATAGCAATAATCAATGACTTCTTCTTTAGAAATAAAGAGGTGTTAGATGTTGCTAAAAGAGTAAGTAAAAAGAGTCCTCAGTACAAGGTCTTGGAAAAAGCCATGTTTGAGAATGAAGGTCAGCGTTTGATTAAAGATGTTCAGGCCAGTGTTAGAAAGTTCCAGACCGTACAGATATCTGCAAAAAGAAGTAGAGCTCAGATAGTTGATGATACTGTAGATGCAGAAATCAGAAGATTACAGGAGCTCACTTTACAGGCAACAACTGTTGTCTATAGCTTCTCAGTTATTAACAATGTTATGGATAACATCTATGACAGTTTGAATGATCTTATTAGAAGTGGTGAGTATACTTCCCGTCAAGGTGAAAAACTCTTGGCTGTCTTTAATAGTACAGTTACTGCCTATGGTGAGTTGATTAAAGATACAGATGACTTGCTTGTACGTGACTTTGCAATGAAGACAGACAATCCGTTTGCTCAGATGTTAAGTCAGACAAATACAACTATTCAGAGATCTAAAAATCTAATCACTAAGATTAAGTTTGAGAGAGCTACAGAATTCTACAAAGAGTATACTCAGTATATGAATGACTTTGTAAATAAAGAGCTTAAACAGAATCTTGACCAGCTTAGCGCGCGCCTATCAGAAGCTGAGATAGATGACCTCTATGAGAGAATTGTAAGTAATACAATCACAGATGAGGAAATAAATGCACTTAAAGATAAGAATCTTAGTGCACAAGGAGTTGGTGCTTTTATTGATCACTTTAGAAAATACAGAATCACTGAAGAAAGAATCCGGGGATTACTATCTGGTACGGAAGCAGATGCTTCTTGGTTCAATAGAATGCTTGAGGCTTACACATCTAGTAATGATCCTATAGTAGGTGCCTTTGCAATATTTGTAAATGACATTGAGACCAATGCCATGCAAGAAGTGATGGATTCATCTGAAGTATTTAGACAAAAGCTTGAGCCATTACTTAAAGCTGTGGGTTACAATCCTAATAAGACGCGGCAGATACTTGAGCTTACTACATTTGAAGATGAGGTATTCCATGTAAACTCAAAAGGTGAAGGTGAAAGAGTAAAGGTTTACACACTGCAGAATGAGCACAAGGGTTACCGTGCTGATAGAGCAGAGCTAGCACATAAGTTTGAAGAAGCCAAAGAAACTGGTGACAGAGATAAGATTAAAGATAGCGCAGCAGAACTTAGAAAGCTCTCAATTGATTATCTATATGATATGTTCTTACCTGAAGTATACAAAGCTGATGAAGTCTTTGATACTCCTATAGGTAGATTAGCATGGATAGATAGACAAACTGCACTAGATAACTTTGCCGCAGAGACGGACAAGTACTCAAATGAGATGGAAAGATTTGAGAGTTACTCTACAGCACAAGCTGCTTGGAAAGGATATCAACAACTCTTTGAGCTTAACTATATAGATGGTACACCTAAGTTTGATGACCCTGCTACAGGAAGATATGACTTAAGTAAGGCTATGCTTCTCCGTGAATACCGTGATAAGAACAGAAAGTACTATGAGTTTGTAGAGGTACCGGGTTCTTTAGAAAGAGCATACAATGAATTTGCAAATCTACTTGATGCAGAAGGTGTAAAGAGAGATGGCCCTGAATGGAAAAAACGCATGAGTGAGTGGGATAAACAAAACATCATGCTTGTTTATGCTCAGGAATACTATGATGCTAAAGTAAAAGACATTGAAAGACTTAAGGTACTTCAAGCTAAACAAAACGTAGCTGCTAAAGAGACTTTTAATCTTAGTGAAGCCTATGGGGATATCTTTGAATTGATATATGCATTTAAGGATGAAAAGAACCAACCGGTGCCGTCTGAACTTGGAGTTGACAGATTAAAGATGGTCAAAGAGCTTCAACAAAAGATCAATGATTTTAAAAACAGTTACAACTCTAAGTTAGGTTTAACTAGAGAACAGTTAGATGAGCTTGAAGCATACCGTGAAAAGGTTGAGACTAATGAAAAACTGAGCCCGGCAGAAACAAAGAGATTTGTAAAGCTCAGTGATATGCAATCAGGAGGACTTACTGCTACTGAACATGCAGAGATGACAGGTATCTTTAATAGACTATCTGAGTTATCATCTAAGGTACCTACAGAATATTACATGGATGCACTTAACCACTAT